GACCGGGCCTGGAGGGCGGCCTGGTCCTCGGCGTTGAGGCCGAAGGTGCCGCTCACGGCCTGGTTGGCGGTGAGATCGGTGGTGTCGGAGATGTCCTCACTGAGCAGCTGGGACTTAGCGGCGAGATCAGCCAGTTGGGTGCGAGCGGTGGTGCCCTCGTACCCGGCCTGGCCCAGCGACTCCGACACCGATCTGCCGATGTCAAGACCCAACGCTCCGGCCGTGCCCTTGATGGAAGCGGCACGGCTCATGAGGTCGAGCTTCTGTTCGTACTGGGCGTTGTCCAGGAACCAACTGGCCAGCATCGAGTTCCCGGCCGGACCGTACAGGTCGGTGAAGGCCTGCTTGACGTTCGCTCCGGCGTTGGCCACCCGGTTCCACGACACCGACACCGCCTTGTTGAGCGAGTCGATGGACACGCCCCGGCGCATGAGGTTCTGGAAGTCGGTGTAGTTGTCGTAGAGCTGGGTGGGCATGCCGTAGGCCCGCATAACGTCAGCAGCGGACTTCTCGTACTGGCGGATCTCGGCGAAGCTCATCACCTGGGTCGGGATGCCCTTGCCGACCTGAGCCATCTGGTCGTAGTGGACCTGGAACCGCTTGTGCCAGGCGGCGTTGGCGTCGAGAGCCGACATGATCTCGTCCTGGGTGGTGTAGCCCTTCTTCACCACCTGGTCCCACAACCACCCGCCGGGGTTGCCCTTGGAGTCGAGGGTGGCCATGTTGCCGAAGCCGATCTCGTCCAGGAACCGCTTCACGGATCGAAAGGCGGTCACCTGGTCCGGGTTGACCGTGACAGTCCCGGTGGTGGGATGACCGGCCGGAGCCGCCGCCTGGGTGGAGGCGGGCTTGGGCGGTGTCGGCCCGGGAATGGCCTGGGGATACATCGGTCCCGGCGTGAGGCCGGGGTAGGCGTGAGCGTTGGCCTGCACCTGCTGCACCGTGGGCAGACCCCAGTGGGTGACGTCGATGCCCTTGGACATCAGGTTGGCCACGATCTCGGGGTAGGACGAGTAGCCCTTGTTGTTGGCCCCGGCAATGGCCCGACCACCCTGGGTCAGCATGTCCCACAGGAAGCCCTGGAGGTTGGAGGAGTTCCCTGTCGCCTGCCAATTGTTGACGATGTTCTGGTACTCCTGCTGACCGATGACGTAGATGCCGTTGGCGTCGTAGCCGATGGTCATTGCGGTATCCCCATGGCCGTGGCCATCGTCGACCCGGCCGACAGGAAGGCCCGCCGAGCGTTCACGGTGTTCTTGTACTGGGGCTGGTCACGGGCGACCTGCTCCGCCTCGGTGGCCGTCATAGTGCGGTGCTTGCCCGTCGTCGGGTCCACGGTGTCGAGCACCTGGCGGTAGGCCGGGTTGTTCACGAAGTCGATGGAGTCCGGCGACACCTCCAGGATCTGAGCCATGGCCTGGCGATGGGCGGAGAAGTAGTCGTTGGGCGTGACTCCCTCGTCGATCAGCTTCTGCATGTCAGGGTTGTGCGTGAACATGTTCTTGGCCTTCGACTGGGCCAGGGCCTTGACGCCGTCCATGGTCATCTCGCCTCCGGCGACACGCTTGGCGTAGTCGGCGGCTTCGGAGGGGGCGATGGGCAGGAGGTAGGAGGCCGAGACCTGCTGGATCTGCTGCTGGTAGGCGCCCAGATCCCCCTGTGTGTATCCCGCCTGTCCGGGCTTGGCGTAGGCCAGAACGGCATCGGTGAGCTGATCGTCAGACCACCCGAACTTGAGCGAATCCTCCGTAATCGAGCCGAGGGTCCCGCCGTCCATGTAGATGCCGAGCTTGCCCAGCTGGTTGACGATCTTGGCCCGTTGGCTGGCCAACCGCCCAGCCGCGGTGGCGGGGTCCTCGATGCGGAGCTGCTGCCAGAGCCGGGCGGTGTCGGAGGTCGTCTTCCACCACTGGGTGTTGGAGAGCTTGCCGTAGAGGAGGTCCTTGGAGAGCTGGCTCTTCGCCGCCGACTTGAGGATCGGACCCAGCTCCGGATCGTTGAGATAGGCGACCAGGTAGCCATAGTTGTCCCTGACGTAGTCGGCCACCTGCTGGTCGGTGACGGGCGGTGGCGTCGGGTTGGGATTGGTGTAGGACGTCGGGCCACCGGTACCGCCGCTAGCTCCGGCCCCACCCTGGGGCGGGACGTCGGAGCCGTAGCCACCCTGGCCACCACCACCCGAGGCCGAACCGGGGTACTGGGTGACGGGAGCGCCCGGCCCCGTCTGGAGCGTCATGCCCGTCTCGTTGGAGTACTGCCCCGAGAAGCGGGAGATGTCGGGCGCCATCACCTGGCCGTAGGCTGCCGCCGACATGATGCGGTTCACGGCCTGGGCGGCGGAGGCCTTGGCCCCGGCGCTCACGCCGTAGGTGTTGGACATCCCCTTGTAGCCGCCCCAGGCGTTGAGGGTGTGCCCACCCGCTACGTACAGCTGGAGCATGGCCCGCACGTTGATCCACGGGTCGAACAGGGCCTTGTAGTTGGTGATGCCCAGGGCATTGGCCCGGGCCGTGCCCATGTTGCCCAGCATGTTGATCTGGTACAGGCCGTAGCTGTCGTCGCCCGTGGAGCGGTTGGGGTTGTAGGCGAAGGGGTCGTAGCTCGACTCACGCGAGGGGATCGACACCATGTCGATCAGGTCCTGCGTGGGGATGTTCATCTTCATCTGCTGGGCGACCAGCACGATCATGGCGGCAAGCTCGTCCTGGGTGATCTGGGCCATCAGTCCACCCTCACGATCTGCACTCCCCAGTGCTCGCTCAGACAGTTGGCGGAGCAGCCGATCTGCCCGCAGTGCTCACAGTACAGAATCATGTCCAGGCCCTCGATACGGTCCACCTGGTACCAGAGTACGGGGCCGGGACAGTCGCTCACATCGCCGCTCCCGGCCCGGCGAACAGCGACCGCATGATGTCGGCCTCGTCCGCGATGTCCTTGGCACTGGCCTCCACGGGATGGCGGGCCTTGATGGCCGCCTCCAGCTCGCCGGAGACGTCCACGTCCTGCACCGTCCCGCCGGGACCGTGGTAGTCGGGTCCCTGGTAGGTGGCGTTGTAGGCGGCGGTCTGGGACTGGGTCTCCAGACCGTGGATGTAGGAGATCAGTTGCGAGTACTCGTCATCGCCCAGGGTGAACCCGGCCACGTTCTTGGCCAGGGCCTCGGCCTGTTGACGAATCCCGGCGGCGTCGGTGAGCTTCACCACCAGGGGCGGTGGCTTGTTCTTGGCGGCGATGGCATCGGCCATCTGCTTGAGCTGAGGCAGGAAGGACTCCTGGCGGTTGTGGAGGATGTCCATCATGGACTTGGAGCGGTCCTTGAAGGAGTCGTCCACCCATTGGAGGTAGGCCTTCTGGAAGTCGGGGTCGAAGGCCGAGGTGATGTGCATCTGCTGGCTCAGGGCCTTGGTGGGATCGTAGTTGGGGATCTGGAGGTACCCGGCCTTGAACAGCTCTACCGCTGTCGCCGCCACCTGGTCGGCGTTCCAGGAGTAGGGACGGCCCACGATGTCGCGCAGCGAAGAACGTCCCGACCCTACGTAGTCCTGAGCCTGGCTGAGCACATCCGGCTTCTTCTGCTGGTTGTACTGCTGGGCCAGCTCCTGCAAGCGCTGCCCCTCCAGGGCGTGGGGGAGGCCCTGGTCCAGGATCTTCTGCTTCTGGGCGTTGTACTCATCCTCGGTCATGTAGCCGGTGGTCTTGTTCTGGAGCACCAGCTGGATCATGCGCTCCTCCTCCCACGCCGGGAGGCCCTGCGCCTTGATGCGGTTGATGGCCTCCTGGGTGGGATCAGGTAGGTAGGGGAAGTCCTTGCCCACGTCGACGAAGCCGGGAGCGTTGTACTGCTCGGGGGCGATATTCGACACCGCCGTCTGCTGCGCCTCACCGATCGAGGGTGCGTAGGATTCTCCGGCCTGAGCCGCCGCCGTCTGCTCAGCCCCCAGACGCTGCTTGGCGATGTCAGGGAACATGTTGGCAATCGCCGTGGGAGTGATGTCGAACTCCCCGGTGCGGGCCAGGTCCTGGATCTGGGCGTCGTTGATGAAGACCGGCGCCCACCCCGACAAGGGGTTGCCCTGGTTGTCGCCGCTACCAAAGGTGGGCTTGGACGCATTCGCCGCCGCTTGCCCGGCGTCGGTCTTCAGCGACGGCTCGGCGTTCAGACGGTCGGTGATCTGGTTGGCCCGCTTCTCCAGGTTCTTGTACTCATCGGCCAGGTCACCCAACTGGATGGACGCCGCCTGACCTTTGGAGTCACTGCCCTGGATGGTCGTCTTGCGCAGCTCGGGATGGTTGTAGCCACCCTCGGCGAAGGGGTTCAGGTTCAGTTCCCCCAGCCCACTACCCGCCTTGTGCGTGACGGTGAGCGCTCCGATCCGGTTCTCCAGACTGACGCCCCCGGCGAAGGAGTCCGACCGCATGAGGATGTCGGCGATGACCTTCAACCGGGCGGCGATGCGGGCCTGCTCGGTCCCCAACTCCGTGCCACTCAGGCTCTTGACGTCGACGGTGGTGTTGTCCTTAGCCATTGCCGATCTCCGGCTTGAGCACGGCCGTCCAGAACGTGGCCGCATCGGGGTGCTGGGCGGTGTAGTCAGCCATCCAGTTCGTCAACACGGTGTGGGCATTGGCCTTGCGCTTGGTGACGCTGGTCCCCGAACGCCCGGCGAACTGGAGGAGGTACGCCTGGTAGCGGTCCCAAACGTCGAGCATGTCGGCGTACAGCGTCGTCTGGGGTGACGGTGGGGTGGCCGGATCCTGTAGGGCCAGGCGCATTTCCGCCAGGATGTTCTGGCGCCGTTCCCGTCCCTGGGAGGACTGGAGCTGATCGGCGAAGAGGGGATGGGAGGCGAAGTACTGCGTCTGGAACTCGGTCTGCATCTCATTCACCTGAGCACGTCCCGCCGCTGACTGTGCCGATGCCAACAGCTGCTGGAACTTGTCCATGGTGTCAAAGTACGTCGAGGACCCAGTGGCGAACTTCAATCCCTCCAGGAAGTCCTGAGGTGCCTCCAAGCGTCGGAAGCCCACCGCCATCTGGTCCTTGTACGCGGTCTGGTTGATGACGTTGCCCTGTTCGTCGGCCGCGGGGGCAGGGATCAGCCACGGCCCGGCGAAGCGGTACTGGGAGATCCACTTGGAGTTCTTCTGCATGAACGCTTCGGCCGAAGCCACCGGCGGCAGTGGTGCTCCCGACTCCCGCTCCGTGAAGCCCTTGGAGTAGGCGATGTTGCGGTTGACGAGGTCCTCGGGGGTGTTGTCGGGATGCTCCTCCAGGAACCGTTGCGTGCCCTTCTCCACACCGAGGTTGCGCACCAACTCCAGGTAGTCGGGGCGCAGCGTCTCCTCGGGAGCGTTGAGGAAGTTCTTGTCGAAGCTGAGGCCCGAGGTATCGACACCGACCTGGCGGGGCGTGGGCGGAGCCGGGACCAGGAACCCCCACATGGCCTGGGCCAACAACACGGTGCGGGCGTGGTTACGGACGTTGTCCATGTAGGTCTCACGCTCGGCGGCGGTGGCGTCGTCTTTCAGCCCCTGACCGTTGGCCTCCATGATCTGCATCGCCGTCATCATGGCCGACGCCAGAGCACGGTCCGAATCAGAGGGGGAGATGGCGTCGTAGAAACGCATGAACTGAGGAGGGATGAAGGAACGGAGAACACCGCGGTCGTAGCCACCGGTCAGCTGCGACACCCCGCCCTGCATCTCGGGGAACACCGAGGCGATCTGCTTGAGGGGGATGGACGCCCACGGCGACAGACTGGGGTCGCCGAAGTTCTCCATCCCCGGCATGGTCATGGACAGCTGACCCGTCATCGTGTTCAGGACGGGGATCTTGTCGTGGAGGAAGGGGATCTTGGACAGCACTGCCATGAACGCGGCGGAGCCGGGGTAGGTGAAGACGTCATTGCCGGAGGGATCAGTACTCACCACACCGGAGGACTTCAGGCCCATGTGCAGGAGCTGGGCCTTGCGGATGACGGTGGGGTCGAACACGAACGTGCGCCACCACCGCCGCATGAACTGATCCTCGGCATACCAGAACGGCATGATGTTGTTGACGTACTGCTGGAACTGGGTCCGCACCCGATGGTCGTGGATGAAGGGCGTCATGTCCTGCACCGTGCGCACCACGGCCATGTCCTGGGCGGACTTGGCATGGATGGCGTCGTTGGCCACCGCCGCCTTCACCGTGGCCACATCACCGGGATCCACCCAGGAGTAGTCACCCTGCTTGGCCCGGCCCAACAGTTCCTGCATCTTCTCCTCGACGGTCTGCATGGGCTTGGCCTGGGCCAGCGTGTCGGCCAGGGCGTCGTGACCGGCGTTGCGGAGGTAGTCGACCGAGTTCTGGGCCTGGGTCCGGGCCACCTGCTGGGCGGTGGGCGCCTCCATCCCCAGCAACTGCCCGGCGTTGATCAGCTGGGAGCGCTGGTCCGGGGTCATGGAACCGACGGCAGTACGCGTGTCCGAGGCCATCTGCTTCTGAGCGATCTTGGCGAAGGTGCCCTTCTCCAAGTCGAACAGCGCCGGGTCCCGCCATGACTGGTACAGAGCGTCCATGGCCCGGCGATTGCGCATGTACTGGTAGAAGGCGGCGGGTTCCCGGAAGGTCTTGTCGATGACGGTGCCGATCTTGTTGAACGACCAGTCCACAAAGGCTCGGGGCCGGGACGTCTCGGGATCGACGGCCAGCTTCTTGGCCACCGCTTCACGAGGCAGGATCTCCTCGGGGATGCCGTTGGAGTCGGCCCCCGAAGCCACGTAACCACGAGCGTGCATGTTGAGATCGTTCATGTACGGCGACATCACCGGCCACAGCGGCTGAGGAGCCTGGCTGAGATCGGCCCCGGGCACCATGAGGGTGCCGTCGCCGGTCACGGGAATGTCCCACATGGCCTGCATGTGGCGCAGAGCCTCGATGTCACCCTGCACGTTGTCCCCGTACAGGAGCCGGGCCGACTCCAGGTTGCCGAGGAACTGGCGGTAGGCGTCGGGACCCATCTTCTGCATCAGCACCGACAGCTTGTCCATGTCGACACCGGTCTTGCCCACGGCCCGACTCAGCCGGTAACTGCGAGGGTCCGTCAGAGGCAGGTCAATGCCAAGGAACTGTGCCGCCCACCGATCGGCCTGACGTTCCTGCTTCCACAACTCACTAGCCGAATCGTCGACGGCGTTGCCGTAGTAAATGTGGCCCATGGCATGGTGACCCATCTCGTGGGCCAAGACCCAGTCGTTGAAGGTGTGACCGCTGTCGTTGAGAGCCTTGTTCAGGTCCTCGGGCCGCATGAACTGAAAGGTGGGATGGTCGCCCCATCCCGGCAGCATCTCCTGGCTGAGACGGGGATCACCGGCTGAGGTCTTGGCCCCGGTGAGGTAGCTGCGCTCCTCCATCCGCCCGTTCATGAAGTCGACCTTGTTCTGGTCGATGCGAATGATCCGGTTGCCGTGCTGGTCGAGGGTGGCGTGCGCCACCTCGTCGGGGAGGTTGGTGTACTCGATGGGGATGTCACCGACATGGATGTCGGCGGGCTTCAACCGATCCGTTGCCCACTTGGGCATCTTGGTGCCGGGCTTGGTGTAGAACTCGTAATCAGCCCCGATGGCCTCCAACCAGTCGCTGGCGTGGCGGGCGTTGCGCTGGTTGGCGTTGATGACGATGCGCTGCGCTCCTTCACCCAGGGGCTTGCCACTGGCGTCGAAGCCACCCGCCATACCGTTCAGGGCCATGGCCATCTCGTCGGAAATCGGCTGATGGGCATTGAAGGTGGGGAGATCGGTGGTTACACCAACGTGGTTCCCAGGCCGGGGGGCGTACTCGGAGAACTTGATGGGGTTGTGCTCCTTGAGCGTGGCCTGACCCCGGAAGTAGGGCAGCCCAGCATTCAAGTCGGCGGTGGCCAGACCTGGGTCGACCACTACATGGCCACTGTCGTCGACCATGGACGGCGAAGTGCGGTCCAGAATCCCGTCGGAGATCACGTTGGTGAACTGCGGTCCGTTCCACGCCACGTAGGGCTTGATGGTGGCCGGACCGGTCATCGGGATGTTCTCGTAGTGGCCGACGTGAAGCGCCCGTAGGTACCCCAGCTCAGCCTGAAGGTGCTCCTCGATGAGCTGCTCGTAGGTCAGACCCGGCGTACCCTCCGGCGCCAATAGATGTGGTTTGGCTTGGAGGATGGCCTCAGGAGTGGTAGACGCCGCCTGCTCCCCGGCGTACGCGGAGCCTTCGGGGTAAGGCACCGTGACGTCCGGCTCCATGCCGTGCTGGTAGCTCTGGAGCTTCTCCCAATCGGCGATCTCGGCGGGCGTGTACCCCCGCAGTCGGGAGAACTCGGCGTAGTCACCCCGTTTGTAGGCAGCCCACTCGGCGGGGTTCCAGTCCTCGGGCACGGAGCGCTTCTCGGCCCCCAACACCCGCTGCTCCAGAGCGTGGTAGTTGTCGATGAACTCCTGACGGGCACCGGCCGGGATGGCGGGGTACCCGGCCCCGAACACCTGGTAGGCGTCCTTGGACACGAACGTGGGGTTCACGGCGTAGCCCCGATAGGGACCAAAGCTAATGGGGTTGGACACCCCCGGCACACCGTGGTTGACACGGAACCGACCCATGCCGGTAACCGAGGACTGAAGCTCCGCAATGGCATCGGCCTCGGGTTCTCCGGCCAAGGTGTGCAGTGCCTTGGACACGTTGCGAGCCATCTGGGGGTTCTCCACCACCATGGCCGTCGCCGGTCCCTCGTTCCAGATGGAGGGACCACCGGCCCGGTAGGTCCGTTCCCATCGGGCCATCTCCGTCAGCGCCTCGACGGTCTGACGGTCGACCGGGACGTTATGGGATGCCAGGTACGAAGCGATGTCGTCCACGCCGAGACGCCCGTTCTCGGCCAGCATGTCGTCCATGGCCGTGCGAGCACCATGGGAGAGGTTGGGCGACCACAACCGTGTCGTCCCCCGCTGAGGCGCCTGGGCGGCAGGGACGCCGGAGATAGCACCCCGGCTGGAGTGCTCCAGGTTGTCGAACCAGTGCTGGGACTCCGGCGTGTAAGACTGGTCGCGCAGGTACTTGAGCAGGGAGTCGTTCATCTCCTGCTCGGAGGCGAACCGTTCAAAGACTCCTAACTGCTTGGGATAGGCCATGACGCCGCCCATCCAGGAGTCCAGCGTCCGGTTCAGGCCCATGGCGTGGCCGAGGACGTCCCACGGCACCAGCTCAGAATCCTCGCCGTCGAGGGTGTAGGAAAGCGCATTGAGGGCCTCACCGCGGTTCGCAGCGGTGCCGACTTCCCTGGCCCACGCCTTCACCTGGTCAGCCTTGCGCTGCAACCCCGCCCACCTTGCCTCGTCCTCGGGCGTAGAGATGGTCTCGGCCATCCGATCGGCCTGGTCCTGGAGCCATTCGGCGTGACCTTGGAGCTTGGCGGATACCCCGGGTATGGCATTGGGGGCGTCGGTGACGAGCTGGCTGACGGCGTAGCGCTCGGTCTCGGTCAGGTTCTCCAAGCCGTGGGTCTGAAGCCTGCGGGCCAGACCCTCGGTGTCCAAACCCAACCGCGACAGGGGGTTGTCGACCAGAGGCCCGGGCCGGGACATGGCCCAGTCGTAAAGCTGCTGGGACGGCAGCCGGGTCTTCAGGCTCACGTGCTGGTTGTTGACCTGAGCTTCCCGACCCGAGGGGGACAACGCGTTCACGTGCTCGCGCTGGTTGCCGTAGTTGTGGGCGGCGATGGGTTCGATGTCCCCGTCGGAGGTCTTGCGGGCCAACTGCTGCTGGATGTCCTGGTTCGACATGACGTCGCCGATCTGGGACACGTGCCGAGCCGAGATGCGGCTCAGAAAAGCCTGGCGGAAGGGACCGTCCTCCTGCATGGCCTCACGGGCGTAGCGCACGAAGTCGTCGGGCACTCCGGCCAGGACCAGACCCCGCAGCGAGTTCTCAGGGGCCAACACCTTGCCCAGACCGCTGGTCTGGTTCAGACCGAAGAGGCCGTCGGTGGCGAGCTTGCGGACACCCCGGGTGTAGTACTGCAACATGGCGTTGGTCATGTCATCCACGCCTGAGGTGTTGAGCTTGCCGAAGCTCAGCTTCTGGAAACCCGACGTCAGGGTGTTGGCAGCGTTCTCGATGTACTGGGCGTGGAGAGGAAGATCACCCTCGGCGGTGGCGGCGAGACGGGACTGGAAAGGTGTGAGGTACCCGACCAGTCCGAAGCGGGCCAAGTACGACAGCAACTCGTCAGTGACGATGCGGGGGATGAACCCGATCCGCAACAAGGTGGCAGGCTTCCAGAACCGTGACGTGGCGGCGGTGAGGATGTGGTTGTCGGCCACGTTCAGCATCTTGTTGAGGATCGTGGTCTGGGAGATGGCTCGGCGCATCTCCCGGATGTCGGGGATGGCGAGGAGCCGCGAGGCGTCCTGAGCGACGGTGGCCGTGTGGGCACCGCCGATGTAGGCCTGGTTGATGTGGTCGATGAAGTTCTCCATCAACTCCCGGCCCTCGGTGGTGGAGGCCAGACCCGCCCCTTCGAAACTGGTGCGGTAGAAGGACTCCAGGATCATGCGCCGGGCACCGGCATTAGGCGCCGTCACGAACTGACTGAAGACGTCGTTGCGCAACCACGACGGCACCCCCACCGCCCGCAGCGTCTCGGTGAAGGCCCGGGACTCGCGCATGGCGTCGGCTCCCAGGATCCCGGCCTCGTCCAGCGCCAGGAACCCATACCGGGGCACGGGTGTGGTGAGGAGCTTGAGTGCGGCCGCTCCCATCTGAGGAATCTTGTTGACGAAGGGCACACCGTTGACGATGGTCACGATGGACTTGGTGAGGCCGTTCATGTTGGCGTACTGGTCGTAGGCGGGGTTGACGGCCCCGGTCAGCTCGAAACGACCGTCTTGGGCGTGATCGGCGGTGAAGTCGATGGCCCGTGACAGCTGTTCCCGGATGCGCCCGGCGGCGTCGCTGAAGGGGTTGAGGTGGGGCATCTCGATCAACCCGTGCACCGCCGTCATGCCCTTGCCCGAGACCAGTGCCTGCCCCGCCTGCTGGGACCGGAAGAAGTCCTTGACCAGGTCCAGGTCCCACGCCGAGTTTGGGCGCTCAGCCTGCTGCCAATCGTTCATGACCCCGAGGATCCCCCGCAGATTCTTGCGCCGCCGGTAGAGGGTCTCCATGCCCCCGTCGGTCCCCATCAGGTCAGCCAGCTCCTGGTACTGGTTCACCATGGCGGAACGGCTGGCCATGGCGTCGGCATAGGCCTCCCAGCTCTTGTAACCGGCCGAGGCCATGTTGGAAGCCATGAGGTCGGCGTTGAAACCGTAACGAATGGCCCGAGCCGCCTTCAGCTCCGAACCCGCCGCCAGGATGGGGTCGGTGGTGATCTGGAAGGCGGCGTCGCCCAGGCCCGAGGTGAGGTTGTAGGCCGTCGTCCCGGGCCGAAGGCCCACCAACCGGGCCAGGTCACGCCCGGGTGAGATCTTGGAGTCGTGCAGCAACTGCACCGCCTTCTGGAACTGGGGGTCCATCGACATCTGCTCGATGGCCTGATAGGCAGCCTGGTACTCGGGCGTCCCGAACTGGCCCGAACGGGTGGCGAGACGGGCCACCAGACCGAGGCGGTGTTGGCCCAACGACGCCGGGTCCTCGCCGAAGTCCTTGGCGATCTCCATGGGATCGTCGTAGGCCATGGTCTTGGCCAGCTCCAAGAGGTTCCCGTCGGAGCCGATGATATACCCGGCCTGACTCAGGGTGTGGGGCGTCCACACCCGCTCCCCGGCGTTGCCCAGCTGCCACGCCTGGCCCCAGTAGTCCCAGTTGCCCTGGAGGGAGTTGACGATCCCCGCCGTGGCGAAGGCGCCGCCCATGGCGGAAGCACCCATGGGCAGCGCTCCTGCCGCCGTGGCCAAGGCTCCTTCCCCGAACACCCCGGCGGCAGCACCACCGGTGGCTATGGTGGCAGCCACGGCTCCCGCCGCCGCCAGCTCCTGCACCCAGGCCGGTTGGGTGCGGATGGCGCGGTACATGTCGGCGGTGACCTGGCCCACCTCACCCAGGCCCTGCAAGACCGGACGCAAGGTGTAATCGGTGACGGGCTTGATGGCACCGAAGGCGGTCCCGGCGGCGTCGGAGACGTCACCGAGGATGCTGCCCAACCATCCCGAGGAACCCTGGGCGTCGGCTTTGGGCGGTGTGTACCCGGCGGCTGACAGCGCCTGCTGCTGCACCGTGTCCATCTCGGAGAAGAAGGCCCGCTGGACCCCCGGTGAGTACTGCTCCAGTTGATCCTTGTTCATGGACGCCAACTGCGTGCCCTTGTAGGCCGACATCTGCCCGTACAGGTTGTTGGCGTCCACGTTCAGGTTGGCCAGGTCCTGCACGCTGTTAGGCAACTGCGTCAGGGTGGGGTCGATGGAGGTGAGGAGCTTGACCCGCGCCGCCTGGCGCACGTAGTAGCGGCTGGTCTGGTCCGGCGTCGGCTGCGCCGACAGGTTCATCCCGTAGGGGTCCGCCGGAGTGTCGCCGGGGGCAATGGCCGCACCCGGCAGATCAGTCACTGGGTACCCATCTTGGCCATCATGGCCAGACGCAGATAGTTCGGATCACCGGAGGTGTCGGCCAGGACGCGGAACACGTTGGCCTGGTTGGGCAGGTCGAGCACCTCCGATCCCGGTCCCGGTCCCATATCCATGCCCGCCGTGATGTGGTCCTGGCCGCTGAAGTTGTCGAGGGCGCTGCCGGGCGGCTCGGCGGTGGCCTCGTCCAGGGCGCCCTGGAAGTTGGTCGGTCCTTGCGGCGGCGGGGGCATGGCCGGAGGCCCGGGCGCTCCGGGAGCGGGAGCACCGGGGGGCAGCGCCGGAGGGCCGCCACCCTGAGCGGCGGCGTCCAGCATGTTCTGCTGAGCGTTGACCACGTTGGGTAGGGGCATGGCCTGCTGGGCGGCGATCTGCTGCTGGCCCTGCCCGTACTGGGCGCCCGGGAACGGGATGGCGGGGAGGTTGGTCTTGCGCTTACGAGGCAACTGGCACCTGCTCGGTGGGGATCGGCCCCTGCGCCACGGCGGGAAGCTGGGGGTGAGCCTTCAGTGCGCTGAGCAGCATCTGCTGCTTCATCTGATCCTCGTTGGGACCCATGTTGGTCTGCCCGGGCGGGAGGCCGAGGGGCTGGGCCGGAGCCGATACCCCCGGCATCATGGGTGGTGGCCCGGTCATGCCCGGCGGCGTCGGCGGGGGCGCCATGGCCTGGATGCGCTGGGCCTCCTTCTGGGCGTGGTCCCAGGCGTCGAAGATGTTGGCCCCGGCCCGCCACGAGTCGTAGATGAGCTTGGTGATCTGGGGATCCAGCTCCCCCGAGGCGATCTTCTGGAGGATGCCGGTGAACTGGGCGTTCTCCAGATCCTCGGTGCCGACCTCGCGCTCCTGGGCGTCGGAGTCACCGACCCAGGGGTGACGGCTGCGGTAGTAGCGCATGGAGATGGCCTTGGTGGCCCGCAACTGGCCCAGGCCGATGGTGGTCTCCTGCACGTCGGCCCCGGCGATGGAGTACTCGGCGATCATCTCGTGGGTCTCTTTGAGATCGGTCGCCGGAGTGAACTCCACCATGCCCGAGTCGGTAGGCCAGCCGGAAAAGACGGTGTAGCGCTTGCGGTTCCATGCCTCCATGCCTTCGAAGGTGGAGAAGGCGAAGTCCACCAGGTGCGGGATGTAGGCCTCCACGATCTTGTGCATGTCGTAGATGAGGGGGTCGACGGAGGCGTCCAGGCTGCGGTCGATGCCTCGGGCGCTTCTCATGGAGAGGTTGGTCTCGCCCACCATGGCGGCGTTCTGGTTGGTGGAGGTCTTGAAGTTGCGCTCCAGCTGGTTGATCATCTGGAGCAGGGCCGGGTCGGGGGTGTTGCGCAGGGTGCCGACCTGACCGGCGTTCTCGATGACGTTGATCTCGCCCTCACGCCCGTCACGCCACTTGCCGGTGATGATGCGGGGCGGACCGGCCTGGGACCCGATGACGTACATGTCGGGCCATGCCGCCTTCTCCTGGGCGGTGACGGCCAGGCCCATCAACCTCGCCTGAAAGTCGGCCAGGCCGATGGCGTTGGCGACCTGGGAGGCCACGGCGTCGAGGCCGATCTTGCCCGGCGCCACCACCGGGCAGCGACCGGCGATCTGGGGTCCGTTGGCCAGCTCCAGCCACGGTTCGCCGTAGCGGGGGTCGTAGGAGCGGTAGGGCTGGTCGACGTACTTGGGACCGCAGATGCCCACGATGTTCTGGTCGTCGTCCATCCAGTCCACCATGGTCCACAGCTCGTTGAAGCCCTCCGGCTCGGGCTGGAGGATGCCGCCGTACTCGGTGCGGGCCTTGGGGTACATGGCCCGGATCATCCCCGTGGGCATCTCGTAGACATACCCGCAGTTGGACGGAGGGGTGGCGTCCTCGGGCCGCTTGGGTTCGGGGAAGGCCGAGAGCGGGTCTTCGCAGAGAAGACGGGGCATCTCCAGTTTCATGTCGGGGACGACCCGGAGGTTGGCGAAGGCATAGCCCGAGAGGTGGTTGAAGGCCCGGCGCTGCACGAACTGGAAGTAGGACTTGTGGCACACGGCGCCCCAGCACCGCTTGCGCCGTGCCGCCCGGTTCATGGCGGCGTCGGTCGCCGCCATGGCCGGGAAAGTCCAGAACGGCAGGACGCTCCCGGCCCGCATGCCCAGGTTGTCGATGGCCTGGGCCACCAGGAAGGGGGTGACGGGAGGAAGGGTCGGCTCCGCCTCCAGGTCGGGGAGAGGAATGACCCAGTCACCGTTGTAGCGGCGCTTGACCTCGTTCATGAGTCGCAACATGGGATTGCGCTGCTCCATGCGCTGGAGCATCAACCGCACGACCTGATCGAAAGTCAGCATCCGGACCTCACCGTGAGCGCGTTAGGACGGGATTGTAACCACGGGGAAGGACCAGGCCCCGCCCCGAGTTGTAGGGGGACTTGTTGGCGGTGGTCCAGTCCATGGGCGAAGGGGTGAACACACCGCCCCGATTACGCCACAGCACCCAGCAGAAGTACAGCGCCATGAGCAGGTCCATCCTCAACCGCGAGCCGGGGACCTTGGGCTTCCACGCCAGCAGCTGGGCCTTCAGCTCGTCGACCCAGAACCGGGTGTGGTCGTCATCGGCGTAGGGGATGTGCAGCTCGCCCCGGTTCATGGTGTGGACCATGGAGGGGATGCCGATGTTCTCGTCGTTGCGGTCCCCGCTGGTCTGATGTGGTCTTATGGCACAGCCGTAGTGGTCCTGGAGGCGTAGGGTCTGGGGATCGCGCATCAGACCCTTCTGGTAGGCGTTGGATTCGATGACCAGATCGGTGACGATGCCGCCCCGGCGCACGATGTCGGCCATTACGTCACGCACGGCGTTGAGCACCTGCTCGTTGTTGTAGAACCCTCGGTCCTCGCGCAGCTGCGTGACGGTCATGCCGTTGTCGTCGAGCTGACAGGCTGCGATTGCCGAGGTGCCGAAGCCGGGGTCGAGGCCGACCACGTGGGCCTTGCCTTCCTGCACCGTGCCCAGGGAGCGCAAGGGTAGGAAAGTCTTGGTGACGGTGTCCTCGTCGAAGGTCTTCATGCGCACGGCCCGGGGCCGTTGCTGCCAGTTCCGGGCGAAGCGCACATCGCCCACCTTGGCCCGCATCTGCTCGATGCCCTCGGCACTGAAGCGCTCCTCCCACAGCGGTCGCACATCGGGGCTTTGCGGGGTGCCGTAGTCGTACAGGGCCGGGTAGCGGATCACGTGGAGGATGTCGGAGGGGATGGAGTCCATCACGCCCTCGTAGAAGTCGCCCTCGTCGATGCGGTTGCCCATGATGTCGGTGATGCCCTGATCGAGCGGCCTACTGAGCCAGTCCTGGGTGAACTGGTCCACGTAGGACTCGGTCTGGGCCAGCGTCTTCATGGACTGCACGTCGTCCACGTGGAGGTGGTCGGATCTACTGCCGATGATCTGGGAGCCGAAGCCCAACGCCGCCATGGAGAAGTCCCGCTCGTCGAACTCCCGCTTGCGCCAGATGTCGAAGTGGGTCCCGGTCCAGGCCTGGCCCTGGCGGCGGGTCTCGTCTTTGGGAGGAGCGAACGGCCCGTAGGCCATGACGAACTCCTCCATCTTGGTCCACCCGGGGATGGGGTCCAGCCTCGACCGCACTCTGTGCAGGATCTTCTTGGACAGGCTCTGTGACTCGGAGCCGACATGATTTCGCAGAGAAGGGTTGTGGCCGAGGCGGAGCGTGACGAAGTCTTCGTAGAGGGTGGTCTTGCCGTGGCCGGGAGGGAGCAGGACCAACAGGATGTGGCCGGGAGGGAGGTGCTCGATGGCGGAGATGATCTCCAGCTGGAACCACGGCGACTCGTGACCGAACCAGTACAGGCGCTCCGCCGCGAAGTCGAAGCCTGCACTTACGGGCCGGTCGGGCAGCGTCATGCCGATGGAGGTCAGCCACTCCAGCCGGGCACGGTCCACGGCCCCGACGAAGCGCTTGTCCGAGGTGCGCCAGAACTCATAGTTGGAGCGGCTGATGCCGACCTCGGTGCACGCCTCCTTGATGGACGACCCGGTGCGCATCAGCTCGACGAAGGCCTTGCGCTTGCGCAGGGATGCCTCCCGGCGCATGTCGTTGAACTTACTCATTCGCCAGGACCAGGCTCGGGAGAGAGAGGATGAGAACCGAGCCTAGCCCTGACCACGGGTCCGGGCCGCTATGACAGCCAGCGCCACCGCTAGCGCTAGCCCCGTGATCACGACGTACCCGAGAACGTGCAGCCCGCTCAGCGGCGGGCGATGAAGATGACGGCGCAGATGATGGCCAGCAGGATGAGCAGCAGGAGCAGGACATCACCGACGGACACATTGTCCAGGAATCCTGTCATCGGCTCTTCCTGAAGGTCCGGGCCAGGGCCTTCTGGCGTTTGGTGCGCGTGGAGTCGCCCTTCTTCGGCTGGAGGAAGGAGGCGTCGATCTTGCCGTTGTGATAGGCCCCGGCCGCCTTCGCTTTCTGTGTCAGGGCGCCGGGGCGCTTGACGGCACTGGCCATCCAGTTCTTCTTGCCGGTGGCCATCAGCCCTTCTTGGCGTCAGCCTTCTCGGCAGCCTTGGCCACGAGGCGGTTGGCAGCCGCCTTGACCTCCTCGGTGGCATTGCCCTGGCGCAGGGCGAAGTCGACCACCGTGGCCTGGTCCTCTTCGGGGGTCGGCTCCGGAGGTGCCTCGGGTGCCGGAGGCGGTGCTTCCTCGGTGGCTTGGGCAGTTTTCTCGGCCATGGTTCCTCCCTTAATCTGCCCGAGGCGCAGACACGCCCCGGGGCGCTATCCCGGGGCGTGTCCCGCTGTACGTGGGGTTCTTTCCGCCCCGAGGGTACCCATGCGTGGACTATACCCCAGGTCTCAGCAGCTGCTCCATCCCCCCAGGGAACTTGCGTCCACATCTGGGGGGATGTAAGCTGGCGGTCTCCTACAACCAGGGGTAGTCTACGTGCTCGATATGAACTGGCGCAAGCAGGGGCTGATCAACCAAGCCGCCCGAGACCTTCGCCCCGGCGCCATTCCCACGTCCACCACCCTGGCCCGTTTCGCCACTCGGTGCGTGACGTGCCGCAAAACGATTTCTCGCGGAGACCCGATCTCCATGATCCGTCTCGACGGCGTGCGCCACTGGAGGCACGCCACCTGCGCTCTACCATGCGGCCCTGGTACGACGGCCGAGGCCACCCGACGCTGAACTGATCCGCTGCCGGGTGGAAGATCCCGGTGTCGCACGGACGGGGTGATCCCACGGGATCCCATCGGGTGGGCAAGCAATCAGCGCAGCTATGTCCAGGAACCGTGTGAGCCGTGCGAAGAACGGCCGGGTACCCGAGTGTGGCAGCCGGGTGGGGGGGTAGATACCCGTCTGCCTGGTGTTATGCTGTGCTCAGGTGCCGTGGTCTTCATACCGGCATATTGGCAGGGTAGGACGTTCCGATACACCGGGGGCGCGGTACACATCCCGAGGAAACGGGCACGCCTGCACCTCCCTGCGCCACTCAGAGCCGTCGATAGGGCGCTATCGGTGCTGAAAACGGTGCACGCGGAACGCGGGCGATCCAGAAAACGCGCCAACACACGTCAGTACTGGCGACTCTGACCTACTACTCGGGCCTCCGAGTAGTAGGACGTAAGCACTGCGGGTGGACCGCCGCCCTAGCGTGGCGATGTACCAGCCGCTGCTGCCGGTTCACCACGGCGGCGGCTGGCGACGCGGCTCGGTGCGTACCCTGGCGTTGGTCCCGGCCCGCCAAGCGCTCGCCCGCCTCCCTGCGACGCGACCCGGGGGACGGTCGGCTGGGCGAGCGGCGGGCCTGGCCGAGAGTTATCTCCTCTCTCTAGGGTTTGTGCGCTCCACACCTCGGCGCTCGGCGTACCACACACGTCAACCCCACGCAGGCCCACGCCCTCGCTGCACGGTTGGTAGTTGGCTGGCTCAAGGCTGCCGTCACCGACAACACCCGCTCGGCTACCCATCGGCCCACGAGCCTGCTTGGTGAGTCGGTGGGGCCGATTGGGTGGCCTCGCTCCGGTCACCACAAACCACGCTCCAGCGCCGGTGGAGCGAGTGACTAGGGCCTGCTCTTCGGGGGTTGACGAGGCGTGGTACTTGAGCGTCGGGTGTGAATCGCACGCCCCAGAGAGATTGGAGATTGAACGATGGAAGAGATGGTTACGACTGAGGTTGTTGCGTCCGAGGAGCCGGTTTACATCCTGGTGACGGGTTCTCGGGCGGGCGTCGCTTACAAGGAGGTTGACGAAGCTCTGTGCCGCGTGTGGGACTATTGGGGCGACAGAGATGCGTTCGTCATCGTGCATGGTGGCGCTCGCGGTGCCGATCAGTTGGCGGCTCTGTGGTGCAAGCGCAATGGCGTGCGCGATGAGGTCCACCCGGCCATCTGGAAGGTGGACGACAACACCGATCCCAGCGCCATTCGCACGCGCCCCGACGGCAGCACCTACAACGTGCGGGCGGGGTTCGAGCGCAACCAGCGAATGCTTGAGGCCCACGAGTACGTCTCGATCATCGCATTCCCACGTGGCGCCGCCCGCGGTACCAACGACATGATCCAGCGCGCACGTCAGGCGGGTTACCCGCTGGAGACGGGCGCGGGGATCTACATCTGGTGACAGCGCTCATCATGCCCAAGGTATACAACAAGCGTCAGTCCGGCGTGCCCGCATCCGCGGTGTACGTCGGACGACCGAGCGTCTTCGGTAACCCGTTCGTCATCGGACGCGACGGCACACGCGAGGACGTGATCGCCCAATACGAGGCGTGGCTCTTGGGCCAACCTCGTCTCATGCGCCTGCTGCCCGCGCTCAAGGGCCGCGACCTCGTCTGTTGGTGCGCCCCCGAGGCGTGCCACGCAGACGTGCTCATCCACCATGCCAACAAGGAGGCGTGACCATGCTGTTTTCCACCATCTGGCTGCTTGAGCAGTTCACCGAGTGCCCGCTCAGCGGGCCTCAGGTGATGGCGCTCATGCAGATCCACCTCGCATCCCTCTACATCACCGAGGAGGCCTGACATGGCCGCTATCCGCAAGTCGCAGTTCTCGGGCATGGTGCTGGTCACCGTGCCCGAGTTGGAGCGCTTGGGCGTGTGCGCCTGGCGCTACGAACACCCCGGCCCGCGATTCACCCCGCGCAGCACGTACGTGCTGTTACCGGACGGGTCCTGGTGCTCGATTCCTCACCGTGAGGATGAGAGAGAAGAAAGGTAAGACAAGTGACTCAGAGAGAGGAGAGCGAAATGAGTCACGCCAGTGCAGGAGACAACGGGGTACCCGACGACATCGGTGACCCCGAAGACGAGATCATCGAGCACTTCGGGGACGAAGTCGGCTCGATGATCATCCGAGGGCGAGATCGCAACTGGGATCCGCACGAGGACTGGTTGGACCTCATCCGTGAGGAGGAGTCATTGCCTCCCACGGACTCGTCCACCTACGTGCACGACGGCGACGAGATCACGTATGTGAACTCGGAGCGCAACGTGCACGAGGACAACCGGGCACAGGTCCTCACCACTCGGCTGGAAGCAGCCGAGCTGGAGTGGACCGCCGTGCTGCAACGGCTGGAGTTGGACATGAAGATCCTCGGCCACCCCGAGGTGGAAGAGCGCCCCACGCCTCAGCAGTGGGCGCTCATGAACATCCTCGGGGTGTGGGAGTGCTCCATGTGCAACCGGCTGGTGCCGTGGGGGCAAGATTGCCCCGAGCACCGCCGGGCGTGGAAGCAGCGCCGCTACCAACTGGCGTCGGATTGGGACTCCGACTCCAGTGACGGTCGTGGTGCTGCTGGTGTCGAGCAGTTCATCTGGTTGAAGCTGCCCGACCACCACGACAAGGACCGCTACGAAGCGGCCACCGCCTGGGCGCAGACCTACTGCCGACCAGGCGGCGTCCAGGGCATGATCAACTGTCTGCTGGCGTGGTGGGGGCAGCGGATCACCGCCGTGCTGGTGATCACGTGTCCCCACACCGACACCCAGACCGGTCAACCCAAGACCTGGGCGAACGACCTCAAGCGCCGCAAGCTGTACACCTCGATCTCCGAATGCATGACCGAGATCGAGGAGGTACGAGCGTGCTTGAGGGCGAGGCGGGCGGCATCGAGCGAGGAGTATGCACCGGAGGTGCAGGCGCCTCGCAAGCCAACGCCCGAGGAGATCCAGGACTACACACTGTAGGACTCGGAGGGAGGCGTGCCAGCGCAAGCTGGTGCGCCTCCCCCCCTTTTGATCGCTCCCGCCGCGGGGTCTCTCCCCCCGCGGTGGGGGCCGGGGCCAGGGGTTGGAGAGGTTCAGATGAAACGTGGCGTGATGGCCACGAAAGGAGAGAGATGCACGATCCGAGACTGTTCGGGAGCATCACCATCACCGAACAGGGAATCAGAGTGGCACTTTGCCAAGAAGCCGAAGATGCCGGAATGGGTCCGCTCCATGACCGATGGATCGACGAGATCGACGCCAGAGGGTGGAAAGACCCAGGCATAAGACAGGGAGGAGGCAGGAGAAGATGGCGAAGAAGGAAGATCAAGATGATGGAGTGATCATCATCGAGTTGGAGCCGACAGAGGAACAACTCAAGGAGTTCTGGGACATCATGAACGGCCTGAAAGCCAACGAGCCGTTCTGATGCCCGAGGAATCACCGAAACAGACGAAGGTTGTCCCCGCGTATCCCCTACGTGCTCATGAGCGTAGGGAGAGCAGGCAAGGCGGGCGGTGATGAAGTGCAAACGGTCGTTCGTGAGCGACCCGGTGGCGACCCGTGGGTACGACCAGGAGCAGGTTCGAGTCCTGCCGCCACCACAGCTGGCCCCGACGGAGGGGCGAAGCAACACAAAGGAGGCTCCTTGTGAGCACCAGCATCACGGTTGTCGGCAACCTCACTGCCGATCCGCAGGTCGTCCAGACCAAGGCGGGCAACTCCATGACCACCTTCACCATCGCCGAGACGTCCAGGCGTCAGTCGGCCGATGGCAACTGGGAGGACGGCAACACCACCTTCTACCGGTGCCGTTGCTTCCCCCCTCGTGCCCGGGCCGAGGGTGGTCTCCAGGCCAACGCCGCCAAGTCCCTCAAGAAGGGCATGCGGGTCATCGCCACCGGTGACCTGGAGGTCGTGACCCGTGAGGGCACCACCCGAGACGGCGAGACCGCCATGTTCACCGACGCCAGCCTGCTGGTGCGTGACCTCGGCCCCTCGCTGGTCTTCGCCTTCGTGGACGGCACCATCACCAAGTCCAACGGCGGCACCTACGTCGACGACGCCTCGGGATCGCAGGCCTATCGGGCCAACGACGCCGAGGAGGCCCCCAAGGCCGACGACAAGTCGTACCTCGACGCCGAGGAGGCCCCGGCGGAAGTCCCGGCGAGCTAGTCTCGCTCACCACCAGGAGGGGAAACCCTCCTGGTGGTACTCAGGTCACTCGCTCCGTAGCCGCGAGCACGTCACTTAGGAGCGAGGATGGCGGTGGCCGGGGGTGCGTGCTCACCCCTAACCGGCCACCGCCTACTGATCTCCCCACCCTGGTGCTGATCGCAATCCCCTGTGGTCGCCAGGGTGGGGAAACCAACCCCCCCGGTCCTGGCCCAGGACCACGATTCCAACCGGACAGGACCGGGGGTCGATCGGGATCAGATCACTCGTGGCGGGCGGGCCAGAATCAGATCACTCGTGGCTGCGGAGGAAAATGCCCGTCTACCTACTGCTCCCCCTTGTCATCCTGGTCTGCGCCGTGGTGCTCTACCTCATCACAGTGCTTGATTAGAGGGCAAGAGGGAGTATCCCCAACTAGAGAGAGGACAAGAGATGGGCATCGACATCTACCTGACGTGGGAGGGCATGACCGAGGAGGACAAAGAGGCCCAGGTGACGGGCTTCGACATCACCTGCGGTCGCTTCGGCTACCTCCGGGAGGCCTACCACGGCGAGCCGTACGCCACCCACACCATGTTCCCCGAGACGTGGGCCTCGCCCGAGGCCACGCACACCTACTTCGCCAATGACCTCATGCCTCGCCTGCCCAAGGCCCTGGCCGAGTGCTACGAGCGCTACGAGTCGGACCCCCAGCTGTGCCTGCTGGCCATGAAGTCCTGGATCGAGTTCGTGCAGCTCATGTACGACAAGGAGAACGCCACCCACCAGCCCTGCACGGTGCACAACTCGTACTGATGGACATCCCCTGGTGGCTGTTCGTGACAGTCCTCACCATATGGGGGTTGATCTGGTACATGATCGGATTCTTCGACGGAAGTCGATGAGAGAGGAGACAAGATGAACCTGAACGAGATCACGGTGGGCGACGTCCTCACGAAAATGGACGAGGACGTGTTCGCCACCGACAGCTTCTGGGGCAAGGGAAACTTCTACCACCCCGGCGACAAAAAGTTCTGCCTGGTCGGAGGGATGGCGCACGCCATCGCCCTGCTGCTGGGGGAGCCGGTGAGCTTCCGCCACATCCTGGCGTGCGAGCCGAGGGTCTGGCTCGACACGTGCGACTTCCTCAAGCGCGTCATCATGGGCGCCCAGTTCACCCAGCTCAGCTATGTGCGCAAGGACTCGGTGTCGTCTATGGGTGTGATCACCTACTTCAACGACTGCCCCCGGACCACCTTCGAAGAGGTCAAGACCATCCTGGGCAAGGCCCGAGCCGAACTCGGTGCCTTCGCCTGAACATCGCCGTCGTCGTATCACCACGCCGCCCCGTCACTTCCCACAATCGGGGCTATCAGTACCCGGTGCCGACGACTGCGGAAGTCCACTGCCCCGCTACAGCGAACGCTGATGGCGCCGATCTGGGATCGCCCCCATTGGCCATGCCGTCTTACTCGCTGGTGTGGCGGTGGCCGTAGGCAGTGATGTCTACGATGCGTCGGTGCGTGCCACCGTCGTATGTCTGTGGTGCAGGAGCAGGATCACCGGACCCTGCTCCTGCCCCGCAGCGCAACGAGCGCAATGGTTCAGGCCGATTCAACCCCGCCTGTTCACGTCCTTGATCGACGCCCTGAAGGAGGGCATGAGTGAGACTGTTCGCCCACATCCGATCCGACGGCCTCACCAACGAGGCACGCATCCTTCGTCACGAAGCCATGAGAGGAGCAGCGGAGATGGACCTGGACTACCACGAGGTGACGGCCCCCGACGGGGTGCTTGAGGAGATCCAGGTGGGGACCAACGACTACGTCATGATCGTCAGATTCAACGTGGTGCCCCGGCCCACCCTCGACGACCGCGGCACGCCCGCGCCACTACCCATCAATGGGTGAGGGTGAGTACTTCCGACGCTGGTGTCGGGGCTTCAGCTGGAAGATGCTGATTGATACCTCGGGAATGATCACGTGGTGGGCATGCGGCTGTGGGATAGAAGGGGATGGAGAACCCACTCCCCACTGGTCCCCGAAACTGGAGCTGCATCGTGACAAAGCCCGCGTCCCGTACTACTGATCTACCCACCCGCCTCAACGTCGGGTGCGGCCGCGACGTACGTGGTGACTGGGTCAACCTGGACCATGTCCGCCAGCAGGGCATGGACCGCTTCGACATCGTGGGGGACATCTGCGAGCCGCCCACCGTTGCGGTGTGGGACCAGGGTCACCGCATGGTGCGGCCCCATGACTTTGAGAAGCACTTCACGGAGATGGAACTGTGCCACGTGATCGAGCACCTGCCGGACGTGCTGGTGGCGATGGACAACCTCTACATCATGGCCGCTACCGGCTGCGTGATGACGGTGCGTTGCCCCCATGGTGCCTCCGATGATGCCGACGAGGATCCTACGCACGTGAGAAGGATGTTCCCGTCATCGTTCCTCACCTTCGGCCAGCCCTACTACTGGCGCTCCGACTACGGCTACCGCGGTGACTGGGTGCTGGACGAGGTGGTGTGCAAGGTCAGCCCGTACCTCGCCAGCCTCAAGGCCGAAACGCCCCAGGCGTGGGCCGACCTGGCCCATAAACACGCCCAGGCGGGACGCAACATGGTGCTAGAGATGACGGCCACCCTGAAGGCCAACCGCCCGGGACGTAAGCCCCGTCAGGAACTCATGGAAGAACTGAGAGTGGCATATCAGCCATGAGTCAGAGAAAAGAGAGAGGACAACTCATGCCCAGAGCAACCCGCACCCAGGACGAGGTGCGAGCCGATGCACTCCATCAGCTCGCCATCCTGGGTGGACAGCTGAACACGGAGGAGGACATCGTCTTCGAAGGCAACCGCTTTGTGATTCCGATCACATGCCGGGGCCTGGAGGACGCCATCGCCTTCCTCACCCAGCGGATGCGTGATGAGGAGCAGCAGTACCAGATCAACAAGCAGTTCCTGTACCGGCCCTGGGATGGTGCCCGGGCCACCGCCAACGCCATCCGCAAGGCCTTCGGCTTCACCGTGGGTCGCAGCATCGAGTCGATGTTCGGTTCCAGCCCGCCCCAGTTCATCGACATCCCCATCGGCGTGGGCCGCACCGAGCAGGTGCCGTGGGGGGCCATGGCCATCCCCGGCCTGCGGGGTGTGACCCTGTACATGGGCGACAGCCACCACCCCGAGTTGGGTCGGTGCTTCCAACTCAGTGCCGAGGGCGCTCGCAAGTACCGTCATCACATCGACGGTCTGTTCAAGCTCATCGAGGCGGAGTTGCAGACCAACTCCATCTACAAGGGCCAGGCCATCGACGGTGCCGAGAATCCCAACTTCTTCGACACCAGTGGCGTGGAGTGGGACTCCGTCGTCTACACCGAGGACGTGCAGGCCCAGCTGGAGGCCAATGTGTGGTCGCCCATCCGCCATGCCAAGGTGCTCCAGGAACTGGGTCAGCCCGGCAAGCGCAGCGTGCTGTTCGAAGGTCCCTACGGCACCGGCAAGTCGCTGGCCGCGTATCTCACCGCTCAGGTGGCCGTCCAGCACGGTTGGACGTTCCTCATCTGCCGCCCCGGGAGGGACAATCTCTATTCGGTGCTCCAGACGGCACGGATGTACCAGCCCAGCGTGGTGTTCTTCGAAGATCTCGACGTCATCACCGAGGCCGGGACCGGCGAGACCGTCAGCCAGATCCTGGACATGTTCGATGGCATCACGGTGAAGGACCTGAAGATGCTGATCGTGCTGACCACCAACCACGTGGAGCAGATCCACAAGGGCATGATCCGGCCCGGAAGGCTGGATGCCGTCATCTCCATCAAGGGCATGGACCGCCCCGGCGTCGAGCGCCTCACCAAGCTGGTGCTGCGTGACAAGCTCGACCCCGACGTGGACTGGGACCGGCTCTATCAGGCCGTGTACGACTACGTCCCCGCCTTCGTGAAGGAGTCCTTCGACCGGGCGCTGCGGTACTCGGTCGCTCGTAACGACGGCGTGGTCGGTCTCATCGACACCGACGATCTGATCTACGCCGCCAACCAGCTGCGGGATCAGAAGGCGCTGATGGACGGCGCCAGCGACGTGGCTCCCGTGCCCAGCCTGGACAAGGTCATGAACACGGCCATCAAAGAGGCCATCCACGGCTCTCACATGCACCGCCCCGTGGACGAGGGCGAGGCCATCGACGAGGGTCAGCACATCGGCACGCTGGCCGCGAACAACGGGTCCTGAGAGGTCCTCTCTCGGAGCTTGGCACCGGGGGGATCGACGACGGTCCCCCCGGAACAAGCTAGAATGGAGACAGAGAGAGATGCACTTCCATGTGGTGATGATCTACGTCAACGAAGTGGAGGTGGACGCCGACACTCCCGACGACGCCGTCGCCATAGCCACCGACGGACGGGGTACGTACCTGTACCACCACCTCGTCGAGGCCTACCCCATCGGACAAGAGGAGCCACCGAATGCCGAATCCTCTGGACCTACCCGAGGCGAAACGTCGAGCCGCCAAGACCTACAAGGACCCGCCCCACGACGCCGAGTTCCTGCCCCTGATCGTGGGAGCGTGGGCGCGAAGTCCCGAAGTCGCAAACAGCCGAAACCGCGAGATGGCGGTGCCGGGAAGAAGGGTAAGAGCAAGCTGGGCCGGGATTCCCTGCGATCTCGCCATCAGGTATCTCGTCGACGGGGTACCTGAGACCAACCCGAACACCGTCGCCGACGAGTATCGCCTCATGATCGGCACGCTGGTGCACGACATGATGGAGAAGCACCTGCCCGAGGTGTTCCCCCTCTCCCAGTTCGAAGTCAAGGTCGATCTCATCGACATCGGACTGGACGGCTCCGCCACCATTGACATCTTGCTCAGCGAACCCGATCTGAACATGACCGAGGTCCGCAGAACCCTCATCGAGCTGAAGACGGTGGGCGGTTACCAGTTCAAGATCATGGCCGCACCCTTCCGGGGTGGGCCGATGGGTCCTCGACTGGGTGCCGTGCACCAGGCCGCACTGTCCGCCGAGGCATTGAAGGTGGACAAGATGGTGGTCGGTTACCTGTCCACCGAGCTGATCTCCGAAGACCTGGCCCGCAAGATGGGGGTGGATCAGATCGGTCGGTTCACCGCCGAGTGGCACTACGGCCCTGACGAGATCAAGGTGCTGGCCCGGGAGGCCCGCAACCGGTTCCTCACCATCCTGGCCGAGGCCGACGCGGGCGTGATGACAGACCCCCGCATCTGGGACAACGAGATCGCAGGCGCCGGGTTGGTGATTCCCCAGGCATCAGGAGTGGTGAGAGTGGGCCAGGAGGTAGTCAAGAGAGAGTGGTGGGGATGTGACTACTGCCGCCATAAGAGCCACTGTGAGGGGAATGCATGAGCCAAGACGACGGGATCCACATCGTAGGCATGGGCGTCGGCGTCACCGTCGGTGACGTCATCGACCTCGCCTCCCGGGAGCAGACCAAGCTGTTGAAGGCCGTGGTGGACGCCTGTCCACCCGAGGAGAAGGCGTCATTCATCGGTGGCCTCATCACCTTTGCCAACATGGTGTCGAGGATCCACGAGTCCTGGATCGACGGCAACGTGCCCGGCATGCCACTGGAGGAACTCGCTTGCGTCCTGGCCCAGTACGTGTGGAACCTGTCCGTCGACATCGACAAGGCCTTCGACGGTGAAGAGGTGTGCGTCCCGCCCGTCTTGGGCGTGGTCGTGGCCATGCTCGCCGATGAGGAGGAGGAGGAGGAGTCGTGAGCAACGAGGACAACTGGACACCGGGCGAGACCCTGGCCCACGTCCAGTCCGAAGACATCGAAGACATCATGCAGACCTGGGGCGACCTGTTCTGGAACGGTGTGTTCGTCTCGGTCCCTGACGTCCACATGCCCACCGTATGGGGCTTCGTGCGCGCCCTGGACAAGAGCCTGTCGTCGGTGTTCACCACCTCCACCGAGATGATGGACGACATCGGCCACGCCACCAACAACCCCATCCTGGCCATGAAGGCCATCGCCCTGCCCTCCATGTTCCTCCAGGCCGTGATCGCCGCCGCCCACGCCACCTGGGAGATGGGTGATCAGGAACAGGACATCGTCAACATCCCCGCAGTGACAGCAGAGGATATGAACAGGGAGTCAGATGACGATGGATGAAGACGAAGAAGAGGAGTACATGTACGTGGGCTGGTCCGACGCGCCCGAGATGGTCATGCGCCTGGCCACGTGCCAGGCCGACGCCCTGGCCGAGCACTGGAGTGCCGAGCAGGTGACGGTGGCCCACAACCTGTGCCACGTGGTGGACCACATGGCCGAGCACCTGGTGACGCTGTTCCACGAAGGCGGCGGCAGCGAGTGGCTGAAGGCTGTGCCCGAGGAGCTTCACCCGTGGCTCCTGGTGGCCATGTGCCAGCAGGCCATGGGCCAGCGGCTGTGCGAGATCGTCAACCACGAGGACCACATGCCTTCGTCTCCACCCACGCCCATCGTGGAGATGGTGGCCATGGCCCGCAAAGCCACTCTCGACTCTCCCGACATCGTCTGGCTGGACGGCGGGGCCAGGTTCATCGAAGGACCCGTTCCCGATCTTCCCAAGGAGGACACAGGTGGAGGAGATGTCCCGTGAACAAGCCGTGGCTCAGTGGGTAGGGACCAACCCCGACCACACCGAGGCTCAACTCGACTACGTCCACGTCCTCATGGACCGAGTCATGCTACGAGGCGACGACGTGCTCGTGTACCAGATCCCCGGTGGCCCGGTGAGGCTGGTCTCCTACGGCTCCAACCATGCCCTGATCCGCCGAGTGCTGTACGAGGACTACCCCAAGATCCTGCCCGACACGCCGGGCGAGAACAACTACCGCTACGAACTGAAGGGAGTGGTGCGTGGGACTGACCGTCCAGGAAGCTGAGCAGCTGTGGCAGATGTGCCGTAGCCAGGACTCCATCACCCGGCCCATCACCGGCAAGGCCCGAACGGCCGGACGTCGGGGCCTAGCCAACCTCATGGAGCAGTGCGGCCTGGGTGAGCACCCCGGCGGTCTGCGCCTGCTCATGACCCAGAACGCCCAGCTCCTCGATCTCATCGCCCGCTTCTCCGAGACCGAGGATGCCGAGACCGTGATCCATAACCTCACCCTGTTGCTGTCGGCCGAGGGCATCATCGCCTCGGAGCTACTGGCCCCGTGACGCCGCCCCAACCCCTCGATGCCCTGCGCATCACCATGTCCGGTGGTGCTAAGCTGAAGCAGTTCCGGGGTAAGGACGCCGCACTCAAGGCGTGGCTCTTCGCCTCGGAGCGAGAGGGAGACACGTGGGTCACCGACGCTCACGGCAACAAGGTGCTGATTCGCAACCACTGTGACGCCCACGTCCTCTACCAGAACGCCATCGGGACCGCCCCCGTGTTCCACGAACTCATAGAGAGGTTGCTCGCCCATGAAGATCGCTGACATCAAGACCTACGTGAACATCCGTGAGGACCTGGGAGACCTCACCGGCTTGGCCTCTTCGATCAAGGCCCACGGTGTGCTGGTGCCCCTCACCGTGACGCTCAACGGCACGCTCATCGCCGGGTACCGGCGTCTGGCGGCAGCGCAGCTGGCCGGGTTGGACGAGGTTCCCGTCCACACCATCAACATCGCCGAGACCGACGCCGCCTACGTCACCAGCCAGCTCACCGAGAACATGGCCCGCCTCGACCTGAACCCCATCGAGGAGGCTCAGGCCTTCCAGCTCCTGATCACCGCCGGGCAGACCCAGCGCGAGGTGGCTCAGACCGTGGGCATCGCCCAGCCCAACGTATCCAAGAAGCTCAAGCTCCTCAAGCTGTCGCCCAAGCTCCAGAACGCCGTGATCAAGGGCACGCTGGGCGAGCGGGTGGCCGAGCAGATCGCCGCCATCGACGACCACACCGTGCAGGAGGAGCTGGCCAAGGACCCCACGGAATGGCGCATCACCCAGGCCGTCGAGTTCCAGGAGCGCCTGGACCAGGAGGCCAAGGTCATTGCCGCCCTCAAGGAGCGGGAGATCTCGGTGGCCACCTCGGTGCCCCGGGGCTACTCACTGCGCGACCGCTACGCCACCCCCGAGTCCCTACCTCCCATCGGCATCGACGACCTGATCACCGTGGACTCCAACGTGGAGACGGGCGTGACCATCGGCTTCTGGGAACCGGGCGAGCGCCAGACTGCCACCCGCAACATCGAGGCCAAGCTGGAGAAGCAGGCCCGCCAGCTCCAGGAGGCCCAGATCCAACGAGCGGTGCGCACGGCCAAGGTCGCCGACGTCATGCCCATGGCCCTGAACCAGTTCGTGGAGCGGTCCCTGACCAAGGACGTGGCCTACAAGGTGGCCACCATGCTGGAGCTGGACCTGTCGCTGACCGATCCCGTCAACCTGGTGCGTGACTACCGTACCAAGAACGCCAAGGCCAACGTGGCCGTGCTGGCGGCACTGCTGGCGGTGGCCAGCTGGCACGACACCGAGGTGTTCACGTGGTTGGCGCGCAACGGCGTGTACGGCACCGACGAGATCGTCACCAAACTCCGAGCCGAGGGCCAGGGTGAGGTTTGAGGAGGTCTTCCGTCCCGTCGAGGTGATCCCTCATCGTCCCCGTCGGGAGAACGCCATCGACGGAGCGCTGAACATGTTGGCCGGGTCCGGGGAGATGCGCGTCGAAATCGTGAACCTCCTCGGCCTGGAACCCAAGACGTGGATGGAGAGATGTAGGGGCAGGGGATGGAAGATGACACAGCACACCGAGACGAGATCGACAAAGCCATCGAACGACTCGTCCGACGATCCGATGAGTTCTTCTACGGATCGTCTTCCCCACACCCGCTACTACATCGAGGTGACGAAGTGAGCAACAACGACGATCCCTTCACCATCTTGGTGGAGGAGACCGAGATCGCGCCCCCGATGGTCGAGGACCGAGTGCCCCGACCTCGGGTCATCACATCGTGGTCGTCCAAGACCTACCCCGATGCCGACGACCACCCCACCACCCACTTGGTCGCCACCACCGAGCACGCTGACTACCTCACCAGTCCGTCGGTGCCCACCGCCAAGCTCTACGAGCACCTGGTGAACATGCAGATCAAGCTGGTAGTGGGTATGTACCGCCTGTGCGTGGACAAGGTGCTGGAGAAGAACGGCATCAACCAGCGCAACCGCCACGCCATCATCTCCGACGTCGACATGCGCTTCGACACCGAACTGGACCGCACGTGATACCTGGAGTATGGGGTTGACCTTCTCGTTTCCGAGTCGCCAATAGGGCCGAACAGCCGGTGCATCCGTTTCGCGTTTCACGCGTTGTGATCCGTAAGGTCGTGCTGAGGAGAGACATGGATGAGGAGCGTGTCGCCACGTGGCGACAGCGTGTGGAGCAGCTGGCCCGTACCGAGCGGGAGAAGTCGGCTATCGGCCGCGCAGCTGCTTCAGCCAAAGGACAGAAGTTCACTCTCGCCTGGCTGACGCGTCAGTCAGGGTTGGGTACCGACCGCACCCACCAACTGCTGGCTCACTTCCTGGTCCGTAACGGCTGGGTAGAGGGCAGAGGGAACACCCCCGGTGGACGTCCGCTGTATGTGATGACTCCGGTGGGGGAGAAGTGCTGGCGGGTCTACAACAACTCGCTCCTCGACATCATCGAACGAGGCATCGACCCTGTCGTGGAAGCACAGATGAGGATGGCGCAGATGGGGATCGCGACAGAGATCGAGGACGAGCGTGGGTAAGTGCAAGCACGTGTGGCAACGAGGTGCGTCCGACGATCTGCGGGACATGTTCATGCAGCTGTACGCCTGGTCGGACTACGAGTACTGTTCGTACTGCCGCAACTTCAGAGAAAGACCGTTGGTCACCAAGACCGGCAAGGTGCTGACTGAGGAGGACATCTCCCGGTTGGCTGATGAGGCCGAGGAGGGCTACGACGTGAGCAATCTCAAAGACAGGGGCGTACCGCAAGATCCATCTGGGTGAGCGACAACAGCCTCTCGGTGTGGGGCTGGCTGGGAGTAGCGATCATGATCGCCTTCTTCCACGCCATGGTCCCCGCCGCGAGGGTCCAAACCCGCCAGGTCGGACCCACCATGCACCCCTCCGGGGCGTGCTCGCAGTGGTACGACACCGCCATGTCGGCAGGGTGGCCCATGGACCAGTGGGACACCATCGCCTACGTCATGCATCGGGAATCAGGCTGTGACCCCCATGCCCACAACCCATCAGGCGCAACCGGCCTGATGCAGTTGCTGGGGTGGCGCTGCCCGCCCGGTGGCTGTTTCGATCCCTGGTCCAATCTCCACGAGGCCTTCGTCCTGTGGCAACAAAGTGGCTGGTGCCCCTGGGTTTTGAGGGGTGATCCAGTCACGGGAAGAGCGTGTGGATGATGTAATGTAGGAGGTGAGAGAGAAGGACAACTGAATGATCGACCTACGGATGCCAGAGCATGGCCGTATCCGACTCGGGATGGAGACCACGTTCTCCAATGGGAAGCGAGGACCGACGTCGATCGAGACGTTCCGGTTCACGTCCACCGATCGCGATGCGATTGAACTTCTGGCTCGTCAGCACGGCGGTGCGGTACGACCATGGCGCAACGACAAGGCGTCCATCGCGTCGGCTCAGTGGGAGGTGATCTCCAGGACCAACGAGATCACCGTGTTGCTGCCGCCCAACGCCATCTCCATCACCTACGAGGTGTGGGGTGGCGGCGGGATCGAGCGGCGCTGTGACGGCACCACCTGCGAGTTGTACGTAGGCGACGACACGCGTGAGCGACCGTGCATCTGCATCGCCCAGAACGCCCTTGAGTGCAAGCCCTACATGCGCATGAAGGTGGTGCTGCCCGACATCCCCTTCGGCGGCATCTGGCGCATGGAGACCAAGGGGAAGAACGCGGCGGCGGAGTTACCCGCCATGGAGGAGGCGCTGCGACTGGTCACCAGTTCCAACGGGTTGCTGCCCGCCAAGTTGACATTGGAGAAGAGAGTCACTCGTCGGGGAGGGAAGAAGAAGATCTATGTGGTTCCCCGGCTCAGCATGTTGGCGTCCGTCAGCCAGCTCATGTCCGGGGAGCGTGTAGCGCTGGGAGGGGCCGCTCCTGCCGCTCTTCCCAGCGCTCCGCCTGACCACGATGCACGTCTCTCCGACGCCAAGGGCAACCTCGACCTCACCGACGAGGCGTTCGAAGAGGCGCTGCTCAGAACCTGCAACCGCAGGGAGTTGGACTACGACATGGTGCTCGACGATCTGGTGTCGGGCGTCGCTCGCATCGTCCAGCTGAATGCCGACGGGACACTGCGTCTCGCCAGAGGGAGGACAACTTGACGGCTTACAAACTGAGTGTCGGCTCCAACCAGGCCCAGGTGGTGGAGCGGTTCCGTCTCTTCTGGGAATGGCTCGACCGCAAGGGGGGCCACGTTACAGGCAAGTCCAACCGGGACCTTCGGGATCAGATGCAGAAGATGTACCTGAAGGAGACCGGCAACATCCTGTCCCACTACGTCATCCGCTCCACGGTCCAGGCCCTGGAGAATGATGGGCAGTTGGAAGTGCAGTACTCCGAGGGCAGGCACCCCGCCTTTCTCGCCCTCACTGACATCCGTCGCAAGGGTCCGGCGTTGGTGGAGACCGAGAGCGCACCGGCACTGGACGACGATCAGAGCCTCAGTGTCATCGTCGAGTACTTCGTGGGCCTTGACACCAGTGTGCGGGAGATCGCTGCCGAGATCTCTAACAGCCTGGCCAAGGTGCTGGGTGCGGTGAACGCCCACTCCCAGGTCATCAACGTGCACGACCAGCAGTTGAAGACCGCCATCGCCAAGCTCACGACTTTCCAGGCGGAGATGGCAGCGGCTTTAAAAGGCGACGGCGAGACCCGGCGAAACCTGTCGGGACGGCTGTCGCAGGTGGAGCGGACGTTGGAGCAGATCGCCAGCAAGCTCCACGTCAAGCCCCCCACGCAGTGATCATCGAGCGCGCCTGCGGAACGTGCCGCTATTCCGAGGAGTGGGACGATGTCTTTGTTCGATGCAGGAGATACCCCGTCTCCGACGTCTTCAACAAGCAGCACTGGTGCTACGAATATGCCCCAGGAATCACCGCCTCGGTCGAGATTCCCGAGGGCGTTGGAGACGAAGCGAGAGCGCTTGGCAAGGCAAAGACAGCTGCCCGCCGCCGAGTACAGCCGCCTCGTAAGCGAGCGTGACTGGCAGAGCTTCGTCACCGAGTACGCCGAGACCAAGGGGTGGTGGGTGTATCACACCCGCTATTCGAAAGGGTCCCAGGAAGGCTTCCCCGACCTGACCCTGATTCGGCCCCCGAGACTGGTCTTCGCCGAGCTGAAGCGGGAGGGAGGGAGGCTCTCTCCCGCTCAGCGACAGGTGCTGGGCCTGCTGTCGCAGATCCCCGCCGTGGAGACATACACATGGTGGCCGAGAGATCGAGAGTTCGTGATCAAAACCCTGGGGTGAGAGATGGAAGTGACGAGAAAGAACATCACCGAGATCATCGAGGGCGCGCTCGTGTCACAGCAGGTCCGACCGGCGGGCTGGTCGGTGCAACGCTACGTGTACGAATGCCTCCGCATGAACTTCCCGGACCTGGAGCTACCACCGTGAGCGACGACGACGGACTCAAGGGTTTCGCCAAGCAGCTGTCGCTCCTGGCGGCGCTGACCGTGGCGGCACTGATCGTGGTCTTCTTGGCCTTCATCCTGGCCGGGTGCGGGTCCGGCCACACCTACGATCCCCAGATGCAGTTGGGTCTGTGCCCCGAGCACTTTCACTGGGGCACAGTGCAAGTCCCCAACGCCAACCGAACGGTGTACGCCTGCTTCCGAGGAGACCACGCATGACATCGACCACGGCCAAGGTGATGGACACGATCACCTTGATCGCTCTGAACAACGAAGCCATCCGCACCAAGCGTAACCGAGCGCTGGTGGACGACATTGGCGACTACCTCGACCCTGACGGCATCCACGTCGTGGTGTTCTCCATGATCCACAACGACCAGGAGATCCGGGTGGAACTGATGATGAAGATGAAGGGGACGATGACCCCCGAGGCGGGATGGATCGACATCCCCTTCGACGCCTTCGAAGCACTACCGCTCGTCACCCGTGAGATCGAGGAGGGGACATGACCTGGGTACTGCGTTCGCTCGGCTCGGCCGGGCCGGTGATCAATCACCCCGGCTTTGACTCCAAGGGCATGTACCTTCGGATCTACGACCCCGAGGCCCACGACGGCATGGGCACCATCGAGTTCACCACCGACCCCTACCAGGCCCAGACCTTCAGGACGCCTGCTGCCGCCTCCCTGTTCATCAACATCCAGCCCAAAGCACGCCGCATGCGCCCCGACGGCTTGCCCAACCGTCCCGCCCGCCACTTCCACTGGGAGCTTATCCGCCTCGATGACGCCTCAGAAAGCCACCAAGACGAAGTGGGACAAGGAGAGCTGGGGCGATGGCCCCTGGGTAAACGAACCTGACGAGGTCATCTGGTTCCGTCCTCCGTACTCTCTGTTCGTGTGGCGTCACGACACGGCGGGAGCACTCAACGGTTACGTCGGTGTGCTGCCCGACAACCCGCTGTTCCACTGCGACTACGACGAACTCGACGTCGAGGTCCACGGTGGCCTGACCTTCGCCGGTCACATCAGCTACATGGATGCCAACGTCTGGTGGTTCGGTTTCGACACCCAGCACGCCTGGGACTTCGCCCCGCTCCTGGAGAAGCGCCTGACCGAGGCGGTGGCCAAGATGGACCCTCAGCCCACCGAGTTCACCCTCGGTCAGCAACCATGGCAGCACTACCGGGACCTGGAGTTCGTGACCATGGAGGTCGAGGGCCTCTACGTGCAGCTCCGTGAGCTAGCTGAGGCCATCGCTAGAGGCGAGAGGGATATTCCCTCCTCTGTTGAACCGGAGTGAGGTGGCTGCCACACCATATTGTCACGCTGGGCGTGCTGGTGGTGTGGCTGGCGATCCTCATCCTGTGCATCCGGTACTGGCTGGCTCACCCCGTGGCTAAAGGTCTAAACCCTTGAGGCCCCACAGTCCGACGATGATCATGGCCAGGCCTCCGAGGACAGCCACCGTGCCCAACAGGTCCTCGGTGACGCGCCCGCTGGTCCACCCGATGAGGATGACGGCACCGATCGCCACGGCGATGACGCCGAACAGGACCAGGTACAGCCGCATCCGGGGACGGTTCATTCCTTGATCCGGTTGACCAGCTTCATGACGAAGTCGCCGGTGACGGCGCCCATAAGGTACAGGTTGATCAGAATCACCAACCATCCGGGACCGCTTTCGTCACGCCAGATCTCGTCGATGAACAACACCAGCCCGCACGCGAAGAACAGAACGTTACGAACCCGGACCCAGCCATGGCTCAAGGAACCTTGTTGGGCACCCATCGCTTGAACTCCTCACCGGTCCAGTTGTGCTTGGCGTCCCCGGTGGGGACCGGGCCGATGAGCGTGGTGTTACGCATCGAATAAACCGACCCCGCCACGATCGGCACGCCCGCCGCCTTGAAGCTGGTGTAGGTCTCGCTGTCGAGCCATTCGAAGTCGATGAAGTAACCGGTGTGGGCATCACGCCAGCCCACGAAGGCAGCGACGGCGTCACTGGGTTGGTAGATGGCCAAGCCCATGGTGTCCTCCTCGGGCGGCGGTGATGGTGGTACACGGTTGAGATGGTCGTTGACGAAGGCGCGCCACGTTCCCAGGTCCCAGGTCTGAGTCGTGATGTTGGGCTGACGCGTCCATGGCCCGGCCGGGTCGATCTTGGAGTTGCACCCACCCGAAGGAGGACCCGTTGTGGCATGTAGGTAGACCCGTTCCAAAGGGAACTTGTACCAGCGGACTAGTGCGGCCACCAGCTTGGCGTAGATCTCGCACATGGCGTCGGTCCATCGTTCGCCGACACCATTGTTGGAGGCCTCGATCCCGATATTGAGGGCGTTCTGGTCCGTGCACTTGTTGTCCAGGCCCGGGCGCTTGCCCGATCCGGCGTGGTTGCAGCGCCCGGCGGCCACGAGCCACACCCGGGCGTCCCTCGACACCAGGAAGTGGGCGATGGGTCCAGGCGCCTGGGAGTTGCCCCGCAGGATCACGTTGAGTTCCTGTTGGGCCGTAGTCCCCGCTGGTGAGGCGGTGTGGTGACAGACGATGCCCGAAGGATCGAAGTTGCCGATCGACGGAGGTCGACCTCGATTGCGCCAGCTCTCGGCTCGCGTCGGGTCGAACGAACTGGGACCGGGCACCTCGGTGTAGGGGACACCACCCGCTCGTAGAGCCTGGTCCAGATCGGTCAGCCAACGATAGGTCACTGGCCTCGCTCCCCGTCGAAGTCGACCATCAAGGCCATCCACCCCTCGTGGTCGTCGTCATCGGGACGACGGTTCTTCAGGAGCTTCCAGGCCCAGAAGTCGTGGATCGCTCCGTCGTCACAGTTCCACTCCACCCCGAGTTCAGGCGCCTCAGCTCCGAGATCGGCCATTCCTCATCGTCCTCCGGCTCGTCGAAGGGCAGCTCCAACTGCCCCTCCAACTCTGTCCGCATGGTTCATGTATACCCCAGGCATCGTAGTAGTAGGCGGATCATGCAAAGGTCGTCACGTGGAGGTAACTGAATCGACCATCGACGGCAAGACGGTAGGCACCTGTACCCGACACGCGGTTGACCAGACCGGTGATGACCCCATTGCCAGGGCCGGGAATGCTGATCATGCCCGAGATGGCCACGCTGTCGCTCGCTCCGGTGGGGATGCTGGTGCCGTTGGCTCCGAGCATGCCGGTGCCGTTGAGCGACAAGGTGACTGACGTGACCGACGCCGCCGTGATCTGCGTGCCGTTGATCTTGTAGTTCACCAAGGCCGTGCGGGGGTAGGGGTAGTTGCCCATGTCGGCGGTGGCGATGGTGGCCGCGCCCGTAACATCACCGCCCGAGCAGGCAACCAACGAGGTCTGCAACCGGGTGCCCGGCAACGGACGCCAGTACAGGATCGAGCTGTCGTAGACGTAGAACATGGACGCCCACGGGTGACTTGACCCGGCCTGAGCGTCGGTATCGGTCTGGTACACAATTTGGCCGTTGAACCCGGCCATGGCGTTGATCTGCGCCGAGGTGAGGCACTGGATATTGCTGATGCCGTAGTTCTGGGGCATCAGGCCATGACCACCACACGGATCGCACCGGCTCCCGGAGCCGGGCTGTAGCGCACCGTCAAGGTGTTCACCGTCGCCGCGTCCCAGTCCATGATCACAGCCGTGTAGGGCGAAGCGGCCTGGTAGAACCCCACCACCACATCCCGCGTGTTCAGGTTATGGGTCACCGTCTCGGGCGACGACGTGCCACCCAGGGTGGCCGAGTACTTGTTGACCGTGCCGCCACCACCGGGCGTGGCCCAGGTGCCGTCGGCACGCAGGAAGGTCGAGGTGCCACCGGGCGAGGTGGGCACGGCACCAGCGGCCGAACCGGCGAACGACGTGATGGCCAAAGTCCGGTTGGCACTGAGGTCGCCACCACCCGTCAGTGGAGCCGTGGTGCTGATGGTGGTGACGGTCTTGGCGATGACGGTGGTATCAACCGTCACGGCGTCGCTCACGATGGTGATGCCCGCGCCGGGGTTCACGTTGACGGTGTTGCCGACGTTGGTGAGGCCGTTGCCCCACGTGTAGGTCCCGGCCCCGGCGATCTGCTGGAACTGGATCGTGGTCGAACCGATGGTGATGGGGGCGTTGGTCACGCACGTCCATTGCGTGTCGGCGTAGGTGGTGCCCTCGGAGATGTACACCGTGGCGTTCACCATCTCGGTGGCAGCGTCATTGTCGGTGGCTCGGCTCCATGCGCCCGAGGCGACGACGTAGATACCGTTCTGCGATGGCGTGCTCTGGTTGTTGAGCAGCACGCGGTCGCCCGCCACCAGCGTCACGCCGTCGGTGAGGCCCGATGACGGGATGCCCGAGAGCGTGATGTTGGCGGCGCCGTAGGCGCGCACGGGCGCTTTCCACGCCAGACCGTTGGCGAGGTTGTCGGCGTAGTTCTTGGTGGCGGCGTCCTGAGGGTTGGTCGGGTCAACCAGGTTGATGATCTTGTGGGTGTTGAGGTTGATGTCGGCCGTGGGCGGGGCCAGCGCGTTGAGGTGGACGGCGGCGTGAGCGGTGTCATCGTGGACAGGGTTGCCGTGGGTGTGGTCCGAGCGGGGCAGTGTCGTGGCCGAGCCTGCCGCCGAGCTGGTACCGAAGGTGGTCTCGGCGGTGGGGGCAGCGAAGGCCTCACGACCGTGCTTGTGATCCTCCCGGGCGTAGTTGAGACTGGTGCCGACGACGGCGGCATCCCCGACGGCCTGGGTGGTGACGGTGGAGGCGGGGGTAAGGGCACCGCCACCCTGCGCCGCCACCCAGGTCGAGCCGTTGTACCAGTACAGAATGTTGGCGGTGGAGTCGAAGTAGATCTGGCCCTTGACGGCCGGTGTCGGTGCCGATCCCAGGTTCTGGACGACGGCGTTCTGAAGCTCGTTCTTCTGAAGGTTGATGGAGCCGTAGAACGGGATGGGCATGCTCGCTCCTCAGCTCAGGTAGGCCTCACCGGCCACCGCCACGGTGAAGAAGATCTGCACATTGGTCTGGGACGGGAAGTCGATCTCGTCGGGGATGATGCGCCGGTACACCGAGTCCACCACCACCACGTTGGGATAGAAGCTGAGGCCGTGATTGACGATCCACTGCGTCGCCGCCGTGTTCTGCACGTGCCGGTAGGCCAGGGTCTGGGAACCACCGCCGCCACCCCCCGTCAGGAACTGCCACACCCCGCCGCTGTAGACGTACACCCCCTCGGTGGCGTCGCCGGTGTTCAGGAAGCAGATGTCACCCTCGGCGGGGTGGGTCAAGGCCTGGTCCCGCTGTACTGCGGAGGTGAACTTGGGCAGGATGCGGCCCTGGGCGATCTGGTTGCCGATGTTGGTGACGATGCCCGAGAAGTCCTGGTTCAACAGACGCTGAGCGTTCCACGCCTCGGTCTGAGCCGGTGTCGCCATGTCAGTCTCCGATCACTGGTACAGCAGGGTGATCCCACCCTGCACGTTGACGACGCCGGGGTTAGCACCCGCCACGTTGAAGGCCCGGCAGTTCAAGGTCGTCGGTCCCGACGTGTCGGCGATGATGAAGAGCTGGCAGTAGACGTAGGCGCTGGTCGGGTAGGCCTGGATGTGACTACCGATGATGGCCACGGGCAGACGGGGCATGGCAAAGGCGGAGAGAGTGAGCGTGAACAACCCGTTGGAGTCGGTCGTGGCCGTGAACCGGCTCGTGAAGATGTCGATCGGCTTGGTCGCGTCGTACACGGCACCGAGGTAGGCGACGTTGCGGCTGTCGATGCGGCTGGCGGTCCTGTACCAGGCCGAACCGCTGTAGGCGTACGTGCCCTCGGTGTAGTCGTTGGTGTCCAGGTAACACACCTGCCCGGCAATGGGCGAGGGGATGGCGGCGTCACGAGCTGCGGCATTGGCGAACACGGGCAGAGAACCCTGATAGCTGGCCACCCAGCTCCCCGACTCCCGGTGCAACACCCGTCCGTCGTTGCCGCCACCCGAGACACTGTCCAACATCGTGGTCACAGGAGCCGCCACCCAGTTCCCGCCCTCACGGTGCAGCACGCGCCCATCCACGCTGCCACCACCCAAGCTGTCCACCAACGTGGTCAGGGGGCTGTAGCGCGGGAAAGCACCGGTCGAGTACAGGATCTGGTTGGCCGGGGCAATGGGCAGTTTGGCGGCATTGGCGGAGGCGTCGAAGTAGTTGATGTCCCCGGCGGCACCACCGAGCAGGCTGTTCAGCTCGTCGAGGTTCTCCGCCGACAAGCAGATCTCCACCGTCTCACCGACGTCGTGCTTCTTGGCCGTCGTCCCGTCTCGTGCCCGCAGCACACCGGTCATCGTGGTGCCCACCAGGCCACCGACCCGGCACCGTTCCCGCAGCGCTCCGTTGCCCCGGGAGATGACGATGTCGATGGGGTAGGCGGCGGGCCAACCCGTAGCACTGGCGATGCTCATGGTGGCATCGCCAGTGTTGAAGGTCCCCGCCACCGCAGTTTGAGGCACCTCGCCGAAGTGACGAACTCGTGTCGTGGTCATAGCGTCAGCACCCTCACGATGTAGTAGCCCTGGTAGAAACGGTAACCGCCCGTCTCACGGTCCATGGACCAATGATCGGGCTGGATCTCCACCGAGTCCACCCGGGCCAGGAACGACCGATCACCCTCTTGGCATTGCACCGCCACGCCGCTCATGACCAGTGCCGCCAACTGGTCGTAGATGCTCCGGGTATCGAGGCGCCGGTCCACCATCTCACCCTCACCGATACGGATGTCGTCGTGCACGATGGCCGGGTAGATGATCTCCTCGGTCCGCCGTGGCGTCGGGTAGGCCCGCAGTTGGAACCGCCGTAGATGCGGCGTGGTGGTCTGGGTCACCGACCCCGCCGTGAGCACGAAGGCCAAACGGAGCTTGCGGACGTTCACCACCAGAGGAATAGGCGCTGCCATCTCCACCGAACCGGGAATGGTGGCGGCACCGGCCTGGTTCCACGCCGGGTCGTCGTCGCCCTGGAAGTACACGGCGATGGAGTCCCCGGTGGCGAGGGGGTCGAAGGCGATCTCCACGTCGACGAAGGTCTTCTTGGCGTCGAGGCCGAAGGTGTACCAGGAACTCACGGCCACACCCTGGGGGAAGAGGTTCGTCCTGCCGATGACCCGGTACCCATCGGCCAAGAAGGCGACGGGAGTGTCACGGTTCTCGGCTATGACACAGCGGGTGGTGCTGCCCGTCTTGGTGATATCACGCCACCAGAACGACCACGACGGCACCAGAATGTCGGTGAAGCGACCGGTGTCGATGACGAAGGTGCCCGCCGTCAACCACGCCACGTTTCCGTAGAACGAGGTATTGACCCCCATGGCAAAACGCTCGTTGAGGTAGTCGCCGAAGCTGAAGGAGGCCACGATCTTGTCCCGGAACCGGGCGAAGGCGGTGACGCCGTAGTTGGGAGCGTCCGCGGCGATGTTGGGGTCGTCGTTCACCAGGGCGATCTGGGGACCGAAGCTGATATTGCCGTCGGTGGCGAGCTGGCCGCAGTAGAAGCCGAGGTTGGTACCCACCAGCATCAGCCCGTTGTCCACCAGAATGGGACCGACGGACTCGGTGGGTCCGAAGGCGGGCGCCGCCGCCGAGAACTTGCCGAAGATCCCGGTGGAGTCCACCGAGATCTTGAAGATGGCGTACGGCAAGGCATTGCTGGCACCGATGGAGAAGTAGAAGAAGGTGGGCGATGCCGTGCCCACGATGACGTAAGGACCGGTCAATGTGGAGACAGTCGAGATGGTGTCGATGGCAGCCGAGAACGACCCCGTGGGCGACACCGAGTACATGGTCGTGTTGGCGAACGCCAGCAAGAAGCCGTTGGCGTACATCAGATAGTTCGTGGCTCCCGAGGTGGGCAGCAGCTGGGAACCGGCGGTCATGGCGGTGAAGGCCGTGCCCGCCACCACCGTGAGGCTGTACATGCGCACGTGCGTGGCGTCCACGGAGCACAGGACCCAGATCGTGTAACCATCGCTGGCGATGGCCCGAGGCGTGTCGGTCCCGAAGCCGGTGCACAGTACGTCACTGGCGGCGTCGATGCGATGCACGCCATTGGTGAGGAGGGCGAAGGTGTAAGACCCCGCCGCCACCGCCTTGCCCGCCGTCTGAAGCGTGTTGGGACCCACCAGGTTCCCCGACGCCCGGCGCAACAGCGACAGGCCGTCGGCGTGCTGGGTCGGCCCGGCGTGGAAGCCGTCGTCGTAGCGCTGGCCCAGGATGATGTTGTCCAACCCGTCGTCTTGGGAATCGGCGATGACCAGGCCCGAGCCGTAGCGCCACGTGCGCTGTGTCCGAAGCCAGGCTGCCTCGGTGGACAGACTGGCTTCGGACGGGGTGGCGCCTTGGAACGACGCAGCGCGGAGTGCGTCGATCGTCTTGCGCCGGACCTGGTTTACCTCGACCTTGAGGTCGATGCCACCGATCGACACGCCCATGAGAGCAGGGACATCGCTGTCGGGGACGGAGCCATACGGCCCGGTCCAGACGAGGTTCGGGTAGACATCGCCTTCCAGAGGCCAGCTGACGACCGGCATCAGGTGACCCGAATCGGATAGAGGCTGGTCAACCTCGCCTTCTCCAGGTCCAGGCGCCGGTCGTAGGCGCGCTGGAGCAACGATGCCTGCGATGCCGTCTGGCCCACCTGGGTCTCCTGGGCACGGCGGGCCTCACCGGCCGAAGTGCGGTCGGAACGGTCCTGCTCCATGCCGTACATCAGCCGTACCGCCGCACCCACGCACGCCACCTCGCACTGGGGTTCGATCAGGCCGGTGACGGTGACGTCGGTCGTTTCGGTGGCACTACTGGCGTTGAAGCTGGTGGCCATGTGCACCCGTACGGCTGAGACACCCTGGCTGATCTCACCCAACTTGATGGCGATCCCGGAGGGGAACTGGTCGGTCGGCATGTTGCGGTGCAGAGCGACATGGTCGAGCCGGGGCCAGCGGTCGTACGTCGAGGGGTTCATGGCCACATCGACACCAGAGCGACGGATGCGGGCGTCCACGATGCCGAGCAGGGAGTTGGCGTCGCCCGTGAACCCGGCCAGGTCCAGCCACGACATGTTGGTGGAGGCCATCAGGTCGAAGATCTCGATGCCGTAGATGTCGGTGCCCCAGGAGTTGACCTCCTCGCGCAGTGCTCGCAGCACCCGGCCGCGGGGGAAACGGCTGTCCATCTCCACGATGGTGCCGGGGTTGTGCGCCGAGGCGTCGGTGAGGCCGTAGCCCCGGGTCATGTCCGTCACCTGGGACGACTTGGTGTCGTAGGCCCACACCAGGATGTCCTCGTCGTCGAGGGACAGACGTGTTCCACGTGAAACACTGAGCGGGTAGGAGAGGGTGAGCGCCACGTCAGAGACACCGATGGCAGCGGACAGCTTCGACATGGAGTGGCGGCGGTTGGGTTCCAACCACCCTTCCAAGGTGCGGTCGACGAGGTCACCGAATGTCGTCATAGAGGTCCTCGTTGAGTGCGAACCGCTTCATGTGGTCCGTTTTGACTCCAGTGTGCACCCAGGTTGGGTACCCGATAGCAGCGGCCCGCCGACAGAAGGCGATGTCCTCGCCGAACTGCTTCCCCTTGTACTGGCCTTCCACGTACCAGGGATGGGGGTGCGGATATCCATCCGGCGCCGTCTTGAACGCTTCGTACATCTTTATGAGCACGTCTCGATGCACGACCATGAAGGCGGCGCCTGTGGCTGCCACTTTGAGCAGCGCGTTCTTCGGGTATTCACGTAGCGGCTCGCACAGGGCCTTCCCGTCCTCGTCCACGTACTCCCGATAGATCGTTGGTGTCATATGCGTCCGACCACCCGCAAAGCACAGCCCCCCGATGATGTGGATGGGGTCTCCCGTGTTGGGGTCGCCCTCCTCGGCGATGGTGACCAGACGGTGTATGGCGTCTCCTTCGAATCCCATGTCGGCATCGACGGTGGCGAGCCAGGTGGGAGCCTCGCATGACACGGGATGGCTGAGGTCCAGCTTGTTGATGAAGTTCTCGATGATCTGGGTCCTGGTCTCCACGATGCGGGGACCGCCCTCGATGGAGATCGTGGACCAGATCCGGTTCCCACCGTAGAACTTGTCGAACACGTGCATGGCCGACAGCGACTCGGTGAACCGGTTGTCGGTGATGCCTGGTGAGCACCATGCCACGGTGATTCCCGAGGCATCGTGCATCTTGGGCATCACCCTGATGGTGGCCCCTTGTACCAGCTCGCGCATGCCCATGGCCGGAGTGTAGAGGGAGGTGCCTGTGTCGGCAGGCACCTCCCCGTCCCTGTCTCGCTTACGGTGTGGCGTAACCGAGCAGGACGAACTTGGCCATGTGCTGTTGGCCCTTCACCTCCAGGCCCTCCTCGATGAGGATCTGGGCATGGTCGGAGTCACCCGTCTTGGCGAGTCGCTCCATCTGGAAGGGCCGGATCACACGACGAACCACCCCGTCCCGCTTGATGAGGAACGCCATGGAGGCGTGCAACCAGCGGTGACGGATCACCGAGATGGGTCCGAACTCCGTCCACGCCTCCATCACGGGCACCCGGCCTCGGGTGGAGTCCATGATGGTCTGGCGCACGATCGAGGAGTTGGAGATGTCGTTGAGGTCCCCGAGGGCACCGGGGTTGGCGATGAGCCGGTCCGGCAGTCCGCCCTGGCCGTAGCACAGCTGCTGGATGGACTGGATCTTGGCCACCGTCAGCTGCGTCGACAGCGTGTCCACGTTGGTGGTGATGTGGAAGTCGAGGCCACCCGTGGTGCGGACCTTGGTCGTCGTGGACTGGTACTTCACGCCGTAGATGAAGGCCTGCTCACGCTCGATGGCGTTCTCGTTCGTCCGGTTGAACATCTGGCGGTTGAACTCGTTGGCCACACCGTACTTCGACACCACCTGCTCGGTGCCCGACATCGACACCTTGGTGGGACCGAAGATCTGGGTGTAGTTGGACAGCGCGTTGCGGTCCTTCTGGCGGGCGTTCTGGGGATCGGAACCTTCGGGCAGGGCCGGTCCCAGGTTCTGGATGACTTCACCCTGGTTGCGACCGGCGGCGGAGGTGCCACCGAAGCCTCGGGTGATGACGAGGGTGTCGGCGGTGGTCCCATACGACGCCACCTGCACCAGCTCTCGGGTGACCTGGCCACCCGTGCGGTTGAAGACCAGGACGTCACCAGTCGAGAACTTGGCCCGGTCGCCCGTGGCCAGGGTGACCACCGTGTCACCAGCGGTGAGGGTGGCCTGGTTGATGCTCTTCGGAAGCAGGATGTTCTCGTGCATCCAGAAGAACTCGGTCTCGTCGGTGGGGTAGGTGGTGATGGTGGACAGACCGTCGGCCCCCACGCCGCCGAGCAGCGGTGTGTCGATGGGGTCGAGGGTGTAGATGACCTCGTCCATGTTGACCTTGACCCCGGTGGTCAGGTCGTAGGAGGTCGAGGTCCCGACAATGGTGGACATCTATCAGGCTCCGATCTCGATCTGGCGCTGGCGCGCTGCGTCAATGGCGTGGCGATTCTCGGAGTACTCCTTCAGTCCCACCGGGCCTGACAGGTCGGCGTTCAGGACGGGCACCTTGTACCCGGCCCGATCCTCGGTCAAGATCCCCTTCTCCCACGACGGTTCGTTCATGACCGACGGGCGCATGTTCGTGCGGTTGGGCACGGCGTCGGCGGACAGGTAGATGCCCTTGCGCTTCAGGATGCACCCGTAGTGCACGGTGCAGCCGGAGATGGCACAGACGGTCACGACTTGCCCGGGACGTAGGGGATGGCCCGCTCCCGCCAGGTGCGCTGGATGGCACCCGTAGGTCCGGGCGTGGTCTTGATCACACACCGCTCGTCGCCCTTGACCGCACCGGTCACGATACGGTCGAACACCTCTCCGAACGCGTCCTCACGACGTGACCCCTCTTCGTAGACCCGGCGCTTGAAGTTGGCCCAACCCTCGTCCACAGGATCTGGGGACGGGGGCGGAGCGGCATCGGGCGCCGTCCCCCCGACCAGGCCGTCACGGGCCTGGGCCAGGTTGCTCTGGTCTTCGAACTGCTGGACATCACGGGCGGGGCTACCCTCGGGCTGCCACAGACCCCACTCCTCAGCCGCCTTGCGGATGGAGGTGGAGTCGTTGAGGTCGACGCCCTCGGCACTGGCGAGGTCACGCAGGAAGGCCTGGCCCACCTTGGTGCCGGTAGGGATACCGGCCTTCAGGACGGCCAACTCAGCCTTCTGCACGGCCACCTCACGCTCCAGCAGTGCCGCTTGGTCAGCACGGGCACGGAGCTTGCCGATGGTTGCGTCGTCGACGTCGTCGTAGTTCTCGGTGTTGGACATGGAGGAACTCCGTTTCCTGGCCGTGCTCCCGCGTTTGCCATCGACACGGGCGTACGGGGACCACCCGCGGCCAGGGCCAGCTCCATGGGCCGAATACGGCTCACCACGGCCAACACTCCTGATACCTTGCGAATCAAATCAGAGAGAGGGTCACCATGTCAAAGGCCTACGTGGTGATGAAGGATTACACCTACCATGACGCCGGTCCCTTCGGCATCTACTCCAGTTTGGAGAAAGCCGTAACAGCAGTCGAAGCCAAGTGGGTACTACACCTCACCAAGGATCATCCCAACGGTTGGTTCCAGTACAACGGCAATTGGCACTGTGAGGTGTTCGACAGCAGCGTCACCTGCTCGACCTGGATCCAGGTCTTCGAAGTGGACGCCCCCATCGGGGGGACGCAGGAGGGCCAGAGCTAGGCCCTGGCCCTCCTGCGCCCAGTTCACGGGTCTCTCACGTGAGGGATGCTCCCTCCCGTGCTGTCACGTCATGGTGCAGCCGCCCCGACTGTCGGAGTTGTAGCCGTTGGTGGCCGAGTCCGGAGCCAGGTCGTTGTTCCCCGAATGGGGGACGTGGGCGGTGGTGCCGCCCGTGGTGGCCGACACGGTGATCGGGCCTTCGTAGGTCTGCGAACCTGCTTCTGCCATCGGTTCTCCTTAGCGCATGCCTGCGGCGTACATGATGTCTTCGGGACCGTACGGGTACTTGTTGGGCACGTCGGCACCAGACACGTTCCACGGGTTGACCTGCTCGCCCATGCGCGGCACGGTCATGACGGACATAGCCTTGTCGTCGCGGGCGTGGTTGCCGGGACCAGCACTCGTCGGGGGAAGATCGGTGATGTTGGGTTCACCCATCAGATGGCCTCCCTGTGGGAAAGGACTCCCGTTTCGTTCAACATACCACCACCGCCACCGGCAAGCTGTGCCCCCCGTCGCTGGGACCGGGCCTGGAGGGCGGCCTGGTCCTCGGCGTTGAGGCCGAAGGTGCCGCTCACGGCCTGGTTGGCGGTGAGATCGGTGGTGTCGGAGATGTCCTCACTGAGCAGCTGGGACTTAGCGGCG